GGTCGTAGATGGAGCCGCCAAAGGGAACGTTGCTGATGGCCAGGTCGACCGAGTTGTCCGCGAGGATGAGGTCTTTGAAGTCCTTGTTGTAGAGCTGCGCGTCGGGGTAGAGCTGCTTCGCGATGGCATAGGTCACAGGCTCCATCTCGTTGCCGATGGCAAAGGAGCCGTTGCGTAGCGCCTTGGGCATCATGCCGAGGAAGTTGCCCGAACCCATCGACGGCTCGAGGATAGTGCCGGCGCGGAAGCCGACCCGCTTGGCGACGTCCCACATCCAGCGGACAACCTCCGGGGAGGTGTAGTGCGCGTTCTGCGTGGAGCGCTCGGCCGCCTGCATCTCCTCCGGGGAGAGTAGGTCCTTCAGCTTGCGCGCCGCCTCCATGAAGCGCATCCGCTTGCTGTGGTCATTGATCGAGTAGGGGCGGAAGACGTTCGGCAGGGAACCCCACCCAGCGAACTGCGCCATGGCCATCTTCTCTTCTGGGGTGGCGCGGCGGGGGTTCTTCTCGAGGTCGCGCAGGATCTCCAGCGCGCGGATGTTGCCGTCGAGTTTGCCCATCTCGCCGGGTGGGACGGAAAAGTCGGCTGGATGGGTGAACCAATTCTTGTTGAGGACGATAGGCTTGGTGAGAGCTTTGGTGGCCTTCTCGGTCTCGGCTAATCCTGGGGCACTATCAATTCCTGAATCAGCTCGCGACCCTGATCCGGATTCATCCCCTTCTCCTGGCACTGATTCAATACGGTCAAGCACTGAAGGGCTGTCTGGTTTACCTGCTGCTTCAGTTGGTTCTCGCTCTGCAGGAGTTGGTAATACTTCGGCCGGTCGCTCTGCCAGCGGCGCTCTATCTCCGCTTCGAGCGGTGCTAGTCTCGCGTCCTGCTCCGGACTGATCTGGTCCTGGCTCATTGGGTTTATTGTCCTCTTTTGTCGAAACTTCGGCAACAGGTTTCACGCCGCCGCGGAACGTGGTGTACTCTTTGCCGTCGACCCTGACCCGGACCATGCGGTCGCCTGCATGGGCGATGCTGCCCGTCTGCATCTTGCCGGTGCGGTCCTTGAAGGTGACGGTGTCGCCCTTGGCCAGCGGGGTTACTTCCTTTTTGGCTGCTTCCTTTGCGGCCTTACCCAGCATCTTGATTACGGTCAACTCGCCGTTGCGGTCAGAAATCTGAACGTGGTCGATGGGGAAGGTTTTACCCTCGGCTTCCGTCATCCCCGTATACTTCTCGGCCGCTTCTGGCTTTACATAAGCTACGGTCGCGTGGGGGATGTAGGAGTCGAAGTCTGATTTCTTGAATGTCGCATGGTCGCCAATCTCGGCGTTGATCTTGGATAGCTGCGGGGCTTCTACCGGAGCGTAGACGGCGGAGGCTCCGTCGCTATAGGTGCTTGGGGGGAAAGCCTTCGTCTTGCCCAGACTGGCATCGAACGGGGTCAGCCCTTCGATATATGCGCGCAGCTTCGGGCTGATCGTTTCGTCGGTGAGACCGTACCGCACGGTGACGTGATTGCCGTCTACATCCTTGCCGGGGCCTGCGAGGTCTTTGTCGGCAACCGAGTCCCGCATCTTCTCAAGAGACTTGCCGGCTGCGCTCGATTCCGAGATGTTCGTCTGAGTGCTGCCGTTGTCGTATTTGGGTTTAGGGGCCGTCCTCTCCGCGCTGGCTACTATCTCGCCGGGGAACTTCTCGCGCAGCAGGCTTTCAGCGTGTCTACGGTTTTCAGCGTCCACCTTCTCAATGCGGGACTTCGCGCCTGCGTACTTCTGGACCTCGGCTTGGTATGACTTAGTTTCAGGTGCCGCAGGTGCAACACCCCGTTGACTCCCTGCGGCCTCCGGCTCTTTTGCTTTTTCCGCTAGGTTCTCCTCCTTCGTTGATTTTGCAACCTCTTTGGCCGGTGCGGTCTCGGCTGGTTCGGGAATGACAGTGACCTTGCCTGTCTGGAGACTCTTCGAGATGAGCGGCCCATGCTTCTCAAGTGGTGTCAGCTCCCGCTCTGGCTTGGCGGCCTCGTCGAAGATGTCCGTCTTCGGCTCCTCCTGCTGTGCCTCGAGCCGGTCAATCAGAACCTCATGCGTCGGCTTCACCACGATCTTCGCGTCGGGGTGCCGCTCCTTCATCACTTCCTTCTGCTGCTCCACCCGCTCCGGGTGAACCTCGGAATCTTGTATCGGTGTGCCGGTCGCCTTGTCCTGCGCCTGGACGACAACCGTCTGCTTCTCCGGCGCCGCCGCAATCTCACTCTTCGGCTGGATGTGGCCCAGCAGGTCGCCGTGGGTTCCGGCCTTCGCCGCCTCCTTGATCGTGGCGGCGCGGATAGCCTTGGGGTTGTAGAGATATTTACCGGCACCCGGCGCATCTCCTGTGACGCTCATCATCTTCATGCCATCAGGAACCTTCGGCATGTACTTCGAGCCTTCGGGCAACATGACGACGTTCGTGTCGCCGCGCTTCATCGCCTCGAGCTGCGCGTCCACCGTCGCCCGCGACTCCTCGACAACCTCGTGCCCTTTGCCGCCCACAGTAGGCAGCGCAGCTTCAGTCTGCTCCTTCTGGTACCGCTGCATCATCTCGTTCGCGGTGCCGGGTCCGACGCCGAGGTTCCGCTGGAGGACAGATTCAATTTTCTGACCGGGCTTGAGTGTCGTCGACCCGATGATCGTCTTCGCCCGCGCCCACTGCTGATCTGCCGGTGAGAGCGCCCCGTCCTCACCCGGCTTGTTCGCCTCCTTCGCCGCGGCTTCCTGCTCCTTGGCTACCTGCTCCTGCTGTTTTGCCGCATCCTCTTTTGCCGTCTGCTGACGGTCAACCTCATTGTTGATGATGTTCGCAGCCAGCTTTGCAGCCTGTTGGGGGGTCTCTGCAATCTGGAGTTTGCCATCGGGGTCAATGATGCGCCCTTGCTTCTGGATGTATTCTGCGAGCTTGCCATGCGCCTCCATGATGAGTTTGGGGTGTTGCTCGACCGGCGACAAGTGAATCATCGTGGCGATGTCCTGCACGGTCTGGGGGGAGACTACGCCATCCTGCATGGCTGCGGGCAGCTTCGGGCCTGGTGGAGGTGGTGGCGGCCCTCCTGCCACGACGGTAGCGGCCTGCTTCTGCTTCGTAGCCGCCCGGATGATGGCGCTGGTTCCAGCGTCGGTCTGCTGCGCTTGAAGTACCTGCGCGGGATCTGGCGGCGCACTACGCGGAATCCTCACGCCGACGCGGGTGTCGCCAACCTGCGCGCGAATGTCGAACGCCTCGGGAGTGCCCACGGCTCCGGCACGGAACCCGTCACCCTTGCTCGATACGCCAATGCCCGGATTTCCTTGCGCATCAACTCCGGCGCCGCCCTTGAACTTCATCGCGCCCGCCAGGGTCGGCAGGAAGAAGGCCGCCGTCTGGATGAGGTCTTTCGTCTCAGGCGACAAGTTGAGCTTGTCTGACGCAGCGCCGCCGACATCTGACGCAATGTTGCCCGCCTCGGCCGCCGCCAGAATCTTGATGATGGCACCCTGCGCGCCGATGTTTCCAGCGTCAGCCGCCGCACCCAAGTCCATCAACTCCGGAGCAGAGAGCGCGATCGCCGCTTTGCTGCCGCCGCTGACAAGCTTGGTGATGCCCTGGACGGTCCGCTTGTTATTCGTGGGGTCGTAGGGGTTAGAGAGTGCCGGGGCAATGTCCTTCGCGCCGGTAACGATGTCTTTGCCAGCGCCGTAAGCCGTCTTTGCGACCTTGGCGACATTGCCGAAGCCTGCGCCCTCCCAGAGAGCGTCCTTTGCCACCTGGCCGACTGTGCGGTCTGGCTCGGGGTTCGACAGCATCGACGGCTTCATGCCCACGGCGGGGTGCGCGGCTGGCTGCGGGATTCCGGCTGGACCTGCGCCCGCTACGGTAGAGGCGTCGGGAACATCTGTCTTGTCAGGAGGTGGGGCTACAGGTGCGGCAGTTGCCGGAGGAGCGGAAGGCTTTCCAACCTGGTCAAAGATGTCTCCGCCGCCGCTTGGCGCTGAGGGTGCGGCGACCTGATCGAAGATATCTTCCGGCACATACTCTCCTAGCTAAAACAGCCAACCAATTTGTTTTGCCGCCGCTCTCGCCTTGGCCGGGTCTCCGCCGTTCGCATCAAGGAACTTCCTCGCAATCGCCTTGTCAGTGAGCGGTGTACCGGGCTTCGGTGGCTTCGGCAGTGCGCCCGTAGCGGCTGGGGAGGTGGCTTCCGCTGCTGGAGAACCCTGTGTCGGAGTTGCGCCGCCCTGGTCCGGAGTTGCGCTACTTGTCGTCGCTCGTCCTTCTTTGTCGTAGGTTACCACTGGAGTGGGGTTCCCGAGACGGTTCATATCCGCCGCGAAGGATTGCATCACCGAGTTCTTACGATCGGCGTTCTGCTGCTTCAACTCATCGAGGTATTGGGTCTTCTCCTCTGGACTCGCCCACGGCTTGTCCGTGTCCGGGTTGGTCGCGCTCGCCGACGCTTTGCGGTAGGTCGCCTTGAAGCCCTGTACCGCCTCTGGGGTCGCGCCCTTGGGGTCGCCGTCCTCGATCGACTGCACCATCCCTCGATACTTGTCCTGCGCAGCGTTCGCCGCCTTCTGCTGCTGGACCTCGGGAGCCGAGAGCTTATCGTCCGCTGTCTGCTTGTTCGACTCGCGGGATTCGCGCGAACGCGAGATAGAGGTGTTGGCCGCAGCGTTCGCTTCGTCAGCCTTGTTGTGCCGCGCGTTCTCATTCTGCGTCGCCAGTTTGAAGCCCTGCTCCCATGAGTCGTTCTTGGTCTCGCGCCCCTGGTTGAACTTATCGTTCGCCGTCTCGCGGTTGAAGTTGCGGTCAGCGTTCTGCTGTTGCTGCTGCTGGCCGGTTGCCTCGAGGTCAGTGCGGACTCCCTCTTGCTTGGTGCGGAAGGCTTCGTTCTGGTTCTGGAAGGTCTGTTGCTGCTGCTTCTGCCCGTCCTCCCACGCCTGTATCGCAGCCTGGTCAGAGCGCACGCGTCCCGCCCGCTGATCCTCGGCCGCGTTCTGGCCACGGTTCGTAACAGCTTGCCCAGCCTCGACAGCGCCAGGGACATGACCAAAGGCCATCGCGCCAGCCGTCAGGCCGCCCAGCGTCCGCTCCCACCACTTCGGCTTTACATTGCTGGTCTGCTGGTCGGTCTGGAGACGCCCTTGCGCCTGGGTGAGCGCCGTCGTATCTGGAGGGTTGTACGTTGGCGCTTGGCTCGCCTGCGATGGCGGAGGTTGCGCCGGTACGACTGCGGAGACGTGCGCTGCGGAGGCGTTGGGTGCGGAGGCGTCAGACTTTACGTTGGGTGCGCTATTGGGCTGGCCTACCGTCTCCTCGGTGGAGTCCGCGCCATAGGTCAGCAGGGCACTCAGAGAACTGGACTGAGGATCATCCGCGCCGCCCATCGCACTGCCAAAACTGTAATCACCCGCCACGTTCGCCGCCTCCTAAACCTTTGTCGCCGCACCAGCGCCCGCCGCTCCCACCGCGCCGATGCCTGCCTGCCAGAGCGCGTTCTGTTGACCCTGAATGCTCGTGAGGTCGCTGAGAGAAGCGTCGCGTCCGCTGGTCGCTGTGCCGAACATGCCCGCCTCGGAGTTCGCGCCCTGGAGTTGTTCACTGCGAAGCTGCTGCTGCTCCTGCTCCCACTTTTCGGTATTGGCAGTGTCGCGTGTGGCGTTGTAGTCGGTGACCTGCCGCTGGCCGGCGCGAGCGTTCTCTGCCTGGGTCGCTGCTACCGCTGCGGTGTTGCTGCCCGTGCGGAGTGCGGTGTCGCGGACCTGCTGGTTCGCCTTCGTGTTCGCGGAGTTCATCGCGCCCGAGGTCATCAGGTTCTGGTTTTGGAGGTATTGCTTGGACTGGTAGGGGTTGCCCTGGGCGATCTTGGAATTGACGTTCGAGTTGAAGTTGTTGATGTCGCTCTGGTAGTTGTTCGCTGCGGTATTCTCCCAATTTGTATATTGGGAGTTCGCGTCCTGCACGGCACCTGTGGCTACGCTCGACATAACGACGCGTACCCTACCATTTTTAGGAGGCAGCACAAGAGCAAAGGAAAAGCCCCCATGAGTAGGGGGCTCATCCTCGGAGATTCAGACCATCCACGCAATCAACTTCAACCAACCTCCGGTCACGTTACAGCGTGGCCGGAGCCGCAGCAAAGATAGAGTGTCACAACCCTTCGGAGGAGAGGTTTGTTTTCCTCTCCCCCTTCCGGTTTACTGCTCGTCGTTTTATGGGTGTTCCGTGTGGCGTCGATGTTCGGACTGCCGAATTTGAAGCCCCGATTTCACTAGCGCATTCGGGACAAGATACGCTGGGTGCCCATATCCCGTTTCGGCGTTTGATAGCTCGTGTGGCGGCATCGTCCCCGCCACTGGACCAGCACGCCAAAGCTACAAAGACGCGCCGCGTAGAATTTGGTAGTGCAAGGGCAGGTCGGATCAAGCTTCCTACGGCGTCGAATCGAACCCCGCCCCCCGGAACTGAAGACAGAGTATCACGGTCGGAGTTGTCGAACGAAGTGAATAAACTTCTCCGTCACATCGGTAAAGCCGCACCGCTCCACCGTGCCGCGCATAATCTTCGCAAGTCTCGACGGCACCGCTACCCGTGCAAGGCGTATCTTTCTCGATACTAGAAAGCTGCCCAGCGTCGGAACCAGCGCCTCGAGCGAGTTCATGCCCTGCTTATTCAGGCCGATCTTTCTCAGATAAGCTTCGAACTCGATGTAGAGTCCGTCGACGATAATCCCGTCGAGATTTTCAGCCACCAATGTCAGCACCACGGGGAAGGCGAAGAAGTCGGGACGTTCCTGCGGTCCCATCATTTGCCCCGCAGCGTCGAGCAGGAAGGTGAGCGCCGGCAAGTCCCTCTCCTCCGCGATCCGCCACGTCAGGCCGTTCGACTCCAGCGACCAGTGGCGCCAGTTGTCTACTTCTCCCACTCGTCGCCCGCCGCGGCCTTCAATTGCTCAAGTCCGTCTTTCAGCGCATTCACCATGAGCAATCCGCTTGAGAAAGCTGTCGGGGAGAAGTGCATCGCAAACATGATCGTTCCGTCATCGAAACGGAAGATGCCTGGATTGTCGGGGAAATTTACTGCTGGGTTTTCGAAGAAGTCCGGTATCGCTCTGTCTTTTTTCCAGAAGATAAAGGCCGCGCTGCGCGCCATGATACTTCCATTGGCTCCTACCATTTGGAAGAAGATGCGACCTTCCGATCGATAAAGGTGAGCAGGAGAACCTTCCATTACATCTTCGAAACGAATCTGGACGAGTTGGCATTCGCGATCTGTTGGCATACGCATGAGTGCATCTTACATCCACTCTGGCGACAATCGGCGACAAATTACATCCAGCAGAATGCCATCCAGTTCACGTCGCCGGTGTTGAAGTTTCCTGTTGCGTCCACTACCTGCATGAACGGAGTCAAGCCAGTAATCTCGCATTTGTAAACGCCGCTCATCGGATGGCTCGACGCGTTGATGCTCGCCGGGGTGGGGATAGCGAACATCTTATCCGACGTGAATCCAGCGGGGAGGCCGAATGCCGTACCACTCGTCACCCTGCCAGCGCCAAGGGCTATCTTGGTGCCGCTGGGTAGCTCAATGACGATGAACTTCCCGCCCGCCACGCTGGTTACGGTCAGGCCCGGGGTCCATGCGATCGCGAACCAGTTGCCGGTTGCGCCCCACACACCGGTTGTAGTGTCAGCGAAGGAGCAACGCATCACGCCGCCCGCGTCGATTGCCGAGGTGTTGATGCCTCGCGCCTGTCGCGTCGGGTCAACGCCAGAGTTCGGGCTGACGATACTGAGGAAGTTCGCCGGGTTCACCCATGGCATCGTCGACGGCAGCGCCACCGCAACGCCGTTGTTCGTCACGCCGGTGCCGATCGAGAGATGCGCCCCACCCGGAAGCACAAAGTCTACCCACACCCCGTCCGCCGTCGTCTCCTCCGTCACATTCGTCCCCAGCGGGTCGTAGCAGAAGGCGAAGATGTTGCAACTCCCCGACCACTTGTTCGGGATGCCATCCTCGTAAACCATGCTCACAAGGGTAGGGAAGTCCGGAGGTCCGGTCGTTGCGCCGCCGCCCGATGCGATAGATATGCTCTCGTTGAGGATGCCGTGGGCGAGGTTGCTGGTCTGCACCTGGAACCCGTTGGGTCCGGAGATAGCCTGCATCGCGGAGGTGAAGAGTTCAGCCGGAACGCCGAAGGTTCCGCCATCTGACGCGAAGGCCGCACCGAAGGCGACGAGCTGCTGACCCGGCAGCGTGAAGAGACCGAACGCGCCGTTGGTGGTTGCCTCGACGGTTACGCCCTCTGGCTGGCTGGTGATCGTCTGGCCGCCGTTCGCGTTGCGCCAGAGGTTGAAGTTGATGCCGTCGTAGCTCGAGCGCACCTGAAAGAAGAAGCGCCCGCTCGGAAGGTTGGTCAGGGTCCAGTAGGTTTGCGTCGAGCCGGTTGTCCCGCCGAAGACGGTCACCGCAGAAGAGATGTTGAACTTAGGCGTCGTCGCGCACCTGATCTGGTGGTAGATGGGAGTGATGGATGCGCTGTTGGCCGCTACGGTCTGTCCGCTGGTCTGCTGGGCCTGCTGCACGGCGGAGGCGGGAGCGATGGCGCCGGGGTTCTGGATCTCGACGATGTAGGTTCCCTTGAGGAAGCTCACCGTCGCCTTTACCTGCTGCGGGACGTTCTTGCCCGAGGTGCTGGTTACCGTCTGCGAGAGGTTCGAGGTAGTGGCGAGCGCCTTCAGGATTTCGCGGAGCTGCTCGTTGCCGGCTGCCGCGTCCTGAATCTTCTGTGTGGGGATTACGTTATTTTGCGACATCGCGCCCTCGGCATCTCTTTCGGAACTCGTAGCCCTTCTCTTCCATCCACTCGATCATCATGTAGTTCCGGCAGCGCCAGCTTTTGCGGGGATCATCATCGAAGGCATAGCGCAGTGTGATGGGGCCAGCCTTCGTAATGCGGAAGATGCCGATTACTTCGTCCTTTGCGAACATCTAGCTCTCCCAGTCAGGAATCTCAACGGTCTGGTTCGCCAGCGCGTGCGTGCAATCGCCAAGGAATTGAATGCGCCCATCAGCAACGTATGAGTGACACACTCCTACAAGATTCAACGAAGGGGATAGCGTTGGAGAATCAAGGCTGCCATTCCATTGCCAGAAAGGGTAGTCATCCCATTCGTGATGTGCCAAACCGTCTTCGTGGGGTCTAACCCTAAAGCGATGAGGAGAATCGCATCCAGGGCACATAAATATCGCCCATCCACTCGGACCTACCTTGAGCTTCGCCATTATCCAATCCTCGTCGAGAAGAACTTGCGCAGCCAGAGGATAGCGGTGTCGATCATGTAGCCCGCGCCCGCTACGCCTCCATTGTCGAACCCGATGCCCCACAAGACGCCCTGCGTCCCCACCACACCGAAGTCGCGTTGCTGGTTCGTCGAGGTCAGCACCATCGTCCGCAGGGATGTAGACAGTGGAACCGTGCGCCCCTTCTCATCCACCGCGTAGACATTCAGCGCACCGTTGCCGGTCCCGCCAACCGTCCCACCCTGCAGTGAGAAGATGCCCCGCGTCGGGTTCGAGCCGAAGACGCTCAACCACTGCGAGAAGTAGCCCATCGGCGCGCCGTCCCAGTTCTGGTCAGAGAGTTGCCCTTCGGTCAGGGTGTAGAGCGCTCCGTCAGGCGAACACAGCATCATCTGATTGTTGAGGTCGACGCCGGCTTGCGTGGTGCTCGTCTGGTAGCGCTGCGGAACGTAGACGTAATCGAGCGCGTTCAGATCATCTACCGACCAGCGCCGCCCACTGATGTTCGGAACCTCGCGCCCCGTCCTTACGATGAAGATAACGGCATCGTCCCATCCCAGCGCGTAGCTGAGGGTGATCGTCGTATTCGGCTCCGTCTGGAAGTCGAGCGGCACGGCGAAGCGTACCTCGCGGCGGCTGGTGTCGATCTTCACCACGATCTTGTAGCCGACCGACCAGTTGATCCGCCTCCACAGACCAAACGTGTCCGTGTTGACGATTGCCCCGATCTCTTTGCCAACCAACTGCGGAGCTCCACCGACGAAGCGCATGGGACCGTCGTGGTGCGCGTAGATCATGAAGTCGGCCGAGTCCTCCGTCGCCACATCCCAAGCCTTCGCGCCGCATGGTCCGCTCCCGCTCCACAACCGGTGTACCGGCCAGGTGCTGGGGTCGCCGTCGTTCGGGACGACCGCATGTCCGGAGTTCTCTTTGAGCGCAATCTGGTTCTCGCGGATCTCGCCCCAGCCTACAGTGCGGTCGCCATCGGACTCCGCGCATTGCAGGTTCGAGCCCGGCACCCGTACCGCCTCCGGGTCGTCGAGGTCAGAGACGAGGAAGCCAGAAGGGAAGCCCTTGCAGCCGGTGTAGATAACCTGCGCCAGCGTCTTCGAGAACGCGATTGCAGACGCAGGAGGAACCTCGATGCGGTTGAAGTAGTCGGTGACCTCGGAGGCTCCGGGCAGATACGTGTCGGTGAAGTTGAATTGGACCTGCGTGGTCGTATTGTCGTTGATCGTCGTCTTGGTGATGGGGACGTCGGCCTGGTTGAAGCCGGGACTCTCGACGTCGTCTCGATCGACATAGAAGTAGGGTCCAGCCGCACTCGCTCCCGCCACCGTGAAGGCGGCAATCCGGCGAACGCAGTTGTAAGGTCCGAGGGGTACGCGGTCATTCAACAACTTGAATCCTGCCTGAGTAACATTCACCCGGATAGGAGCCGATGCGCTGAACCCGGTGATGTACTCGGTGCGGGTCTCGAACATCCACACCAACCAGCGAACGCCGGTGTCAACGTTGCCGGTGCCTGCCACGGTCGCACTGTTGACGGTGGGGAGCGGTGGTCCGATGGGGAAGGCGCTTATGGTGAATGGGGTAGAAGAGAGGAACGGGCCACCCGGGATCTGCGCGTAGAAGGTCGGGTCGGTGTACTTGGTGACGTCGGGCGGTCCTTGCGAGATGAAGGCGTAAGCCTGATACGACGTCGCGCCATTGGCTCCCAGCGGTCCGCCAACGGCAAACTCCGCGGGGATGCCCGGGTTGATGGCCGTCAGGTCAACGGGACCGCCTGTAGTGTTCTTGAACTGCAATACCCGGGAGGGGTCGAGCACCCCATCTGGAGTTACCAGTTCGTTGATGCTCTCGCCGTTGGCGTTGAGGTAGGTCAGCGCGACAAACACCGTCGCCTGGTCAATGATGGGCGACGCCAGGTCTACCGTGGTCGTCGGCGTAATCGCCGCGTCAGGGTCGGGCAGGCCGGAGACCGCTACCGGGGTGTGTTCCTCCCATGTCACGGTGTTGTCAGTGACAGCGTTGCCGAACCCGGTGGGGAAGGTCGGCGGCGCGGTGCCGGAGGTGCCCGCCACTATACATCTGTATAGGTGTCCGGTCTGTGTCGGTATCCACGTACCCTGCTGCGCAGGCAGTCCATCCGTCTGGAACGTCGACGGGCTGATCACATGGCCGATTCTGTAACGTTTTGAGGGGTTCCACGGTGCAGCGAAAGGGACATCCGATACCTGATCAAGAGTGCCGGCGTTCGGGTCGTAGATCATGTTCGGCGCGACGCCGGTGGTCAGGTCTCCCATGGCGATCATGCCCTTGTTGAAGGCCTGGGTAATCACCGGTCTCAGGCCGGGGACAAGCGGCAGGTTCGCCTGATTGATGAAGGAGGTCGTCGTCAGGACGGTGACGGAGCTTTGAATAAAGGGGGTGGCGCCGTAGATGTTGCCGTCTGTCGCGGTGTAGGCCGACAAGCCGATGACCTCGCGTCCGCTGTTGTCGTTGGCGAGGTAGCGGATGACGCCGAGCGCAGCCAACTCCGAGTTGCGCGCGCCGAACTTCAGCCGGTTGGTGAAGCCCCAGCGGGTTGCGACGGACTGCGGGGTGTAGCGGTTGTTGCGGGATATCTGCGCAGAGCCAAGGGGGAGTTGCACGGTCGAGTCGCTTTGTACGAGCGACCCGAACCGTGGAATGGCCTGCGGTATGCAATCAGTGAATTGCAATTAGAAGCCCCAGTTAGGTCCAACCAGAGCGAGGAGGAACGAATCAGCAACGAGCGCGGCAGGGACGGTAATCGCTGTCATCTCGGTGCCAGGGGCGGTGAAGAACTTCAGGTTGAAGGCCGTCGCCAGCGTGGTTCCACTTCCAGCAACAATCTCAGCGGAGTATCCAGCGGGTGAGTTCTCGACCTGAATGTAGTCGGGAACCTTGCCGGGGAAGCAACTGCCCTGAAACGTGGGGTCCGTGATGGTGGTCAGGTCCAGCGGAAGACCGCCAGGGATGTAGGTGATGGAGGTTGGGGCTGCCTTGACCTTGATGGTTTTGCTGCGGCGGGTGTTCGAGGAACCAACTGCGGAGATGTTGAAGTTAGGCATTGTGTTGTCCTTCCTGCGGTCCTTTGGGGATCGGGTTCAGGGTTGTCGTTGATCTACACGCCTAAGCGTAGGAACTACCTCCGGCTGTCGGAGAGGTGCGGCCAGTCCGCCCATGGAGCCGCGGATTCTGAATCTTGGTCTGCTGCTTCACCTTCGACAGCACCACAAGGAACTTGTTCCACGCCTTGTGCGCCTTCTTGTCGAGCCACGCCCCACGCTTCACTTGGTCGCCAGCAATGGCGCAGATGGAACATGCCACGCGCAGCGAGAGAATGTGAGCCGTCCCCCGGATGACGTTTTGGGCCGGGTCGAAGATGTTGGTGGAAACCGTGTCGAAGTAGACCTTGACCGTGATAGGGATGTTGCTCGGCGTGATCTGGATGGAGCCGTTGGCGAATCGACACTGCCATGCGCCGATGTTCGAGATGTTTACCTCGTCCAACTCCTCGACAAGGGCGCACAACTGGTAGAACTCGTCGGTCTGGCTGGTCAACTTCCACTTCACGTACTTCGGGGACTTCATTGTCGCCAGCGGCTGTCCGGCGCTGAGGAAGGCGTTGAGGTCGCCGGTCAGAGGAGCCAGAGGGATAACCGCAATCGACTCGATGTACTGCATCCCCACCGCCTCGAGTTCGACGTCCATCTCGTCGTACTCCTGGTCGATGAGCGGCATGACGTAGGCCGAAGTGAACGTGGCATTGCTGGGGTCGTCCAGAAGGACGCCAACGCGAATTACGATGTCTGCTACATCCTGCAGCATTGGCGTCCCCTCTGGTTACTCGGTTCGGTTCTTCGCGTTCTCGGCGCGGGTTCGGGCACCTCTCTGTGCCGGGTTGAGTTCGGAGTCGGGCAGCGGCGAGCGGGCGACGGCGGCGGCAGCAATCTCATCTGCCTCTTCCTGTTCAGCGCGCCTCTGTGCGATAGACTTCGGCTTCCTGCGACCTTCAGCCAACCGCGCCGGCTTCTCGTCCGAGGTCTCCGCCACGAATGCCGAGATGCCGAGGTCTCCAACTTCAGCGCGGGTCAGGCGCTCAAGCGAAGCGTGCTCCTCGGTGATCTTTCCGTTGAGGAAGGCTGCGACAGGGTCGAGGACTTCGTTGCAGGTGACGCAGATGACGGCACCCACGGCGGGGATGATGCCGCAGAACGGGCAACGTGCCTCGATCGCGCTCTGCTCGGTGACCGGCTGGATCCACTCGGGAAGTTGCGGAATCTTGCCGATATCGAACATCCGCGTCGCACAGACCCGGTGAACCTCGACGATGGCAGCGGCGGCCATGTGGTTGGGCGAGTTCCAGAAGCCATTCGCCTCGATGATCTTGCTCATCATCCACACGTACATGCGCTCGAGGCAGGCGTTGATCTTCTCGGCGTTCTCCGGCTTCTCCAAATTCTCCGGAGTCGCGTCGCCAGTGATGGCGATAACCCCACCCATGGCGTAATACTCGTTCTCAAACGCCTGGGCGAGGTCGATGGGCAAGTGCTCCCATGGGGTGTTGACGCCGTCGCCAAGGTACTTCACCTGAATCGCGCAGTGGTCCCAGGTGTGCGCGGTGTAGTCGAGGTCGCGACCGACGCAGGCATCAATCCTCACCCGAAGCTCATCCATCGGTGAGTTGACCACCAGCGGAAGCGGCAGGAAGTTGATGACGGTAGCGTGCTGGATGCCCGTCCTCGCATGGCGCATCAGCATGGATTCCAGAACGGACTCGAACTGCAAATCCCGGGCGCGGCCCTTGGCTTTGCCGGGGTCGTACTCCCCGAAGATTACGGTTTGGCCCTGGTGGGTGACGGTGTGACGTCCGCTGATGCCAGACGCCATAGCGGTCTGGCTGCTGCTCGACTCCCGCTGATCCTCGATGCTGAACTCCGGTGCTTTCACTGGCATGGTGTTGCTCCTTTTAGTTCCCCATGTGGGAACGAATACCCATTGCTTCTGCTGCCTTGTTGCGTAATCTTCCCGCGGCGAGGGAGGTGCCGAAGAGGATTCCGTTCGTCGCATCCGTGATCCGCAGGAAGTTCTCTTCGATGGCCTTCTTGCGCCTCTTCTCGTCAGCCTTCTCCGCGTCGTACACGCGCTGCTTGACGTAGTGGGTGATGTCCTGGTCGAGGATGGCTTCGGCCCGCTGTTGGTGCGCCGAGATGAAGTCTTGAAGGAAGTCGATCGAGGGTTCTTGCAGGAAGGGTCCGGTGAGCATGACGTACTTGCCGCGCTCGGGGTACGGTCCCAACTGTGGAATCGCGGTTCCCGGGACAACCCGCGAATAGTGCTCCTCGGGAGAGCCGAACTTGTGCGCCGGAAACCAACGCTCAAGCACCCAGCCCTGTACCTCGAGGTGGCAATAGGTAGGGATGGTGCGTATCTCCGTGGTGACCCGGATAGGAGTCGAGGATGCCGTGGGGTTGCCGTCCTTATCCAGCACGTTCGAGATGGCGCCGCGGTCGGCATATGCGATGCCATCGTCCCAGTCGTTCCAAACTCCGCCGATGCGCTCGAAGACGAACTCGGAATGGACCAGGCGGAAGACAGGGAAGCCGCCCGGGGCATCAAGGCTGCGCCGCTTGAGCACGTCGCGGATGATTCTCGAAGGTTCCGGCCCGATGTACCCGTCCAAGTGATTCAAATTTCTCTCCTGTGAGTTGAGGGGTGACCGAAGCCACCCCTCTCTCGCGCCTTAGTATCCAGCAGGCTGTTTACACCCAAAGACTGAAGACTGACTCTTCGGATTCGAGTTGTAGTAATTCACAGTGTCCACCATAAAACTGGCGGCACCGCTGGTGATCTGCCCGTTGGTTCCGACCTGCTGGAAAACCTTGCGGCCTTCCGAGGTGAACCAGAACGGCGGAGCGCCCCACTTGATCTTTCCCCACGTCTCAGTGTTGAGATAATCCCAGCGCTGCATGTGCGCGTGGATGTTCTCGACGACCGTGCAGCCGTTGACGGTGGGATCGCCCTGGAACAGGAGATCGTAACCGTTCGGTGCCTTACCATCGGGGCGGGTGATGGTCATCATCTGACCGGCAATCGCCTCGTAAGCAGCCTTCTGCCCGGTGTGGGTGTGGATCTTCAGCTTGCCGTTCTTGATGGCCGACAGACCGAGCGCCTGCTTGATCTGGTCCATGGGGAGCCGGAGCAAGGGAGGAGTTACGGAACTGTTAGCCGCATTCACGGCATTGCTGATGATGAAGTTGTTGGTGGCAACCGATCGGTCCAGACCGATGGTGAGACCGGTCGTTGCATTCGAGAGCCAGTAGGGGATGCCGTACACGAAGCTGGGTGCGCCGGAGGCAAGGCCGGGTACACGCAGGATCGCGCCGGCAGCACCGAACACCGCATCGCAGTTCACGGTCTGTGCTCCGCCGAGGGACTGGGATACGGAAAGGATGTTCGAGGTGCCGATCAACGTAGTGCCGGTGTAGACATCCACGGGCATGTTCTTCGAGAGCAGCCGCGCTCCGAAGTCGTTGTTGTTGAGGGTGTAGATTTTGTTGGTGGTGTCGACAGCGGTGACGTTGCCGAGGAAGCCAGTGCCGTCTCCACCGCAGAGGAAGATGTCGCGATAGCGGGCGACCGCATCGATCGAATCGGCCATCTGCTTCATGACGACGTTGACAGCGGTCTGCTGCGGCTTACCGGCAATCTCCGCCAACTTGGTCCAGCCTACGGGCAGCGCCCATGCGACCGGAGCCATCGTTCCCTGCTGCCAGGTCGCGGAACCCGGGGTGGGGAAGTTGACTGCGGGATTGTCCAGTGAGATCGCGGAGATAGCTGCCGGGATGCTGTCCTGGAACGTTACGCGGTACGTGTGAGCCGACACCATTTCGGCGCGGCCGTTGTCGGCGATCAGAGAGTCGAGAACGGAATCCCGCTCGACGAGAACCTCTGGATTCGCCATAACCTGTTCGAGTGCTACTGCGATTGCTCCTACCCCTGCCTGAAGATCGGCCATTTCGATTCCTCCTTGGAATCAGTTCGTTGTGGGGGGTTAGGGTTCGCTATCGGACTTAGGCGGCGGCGGCGGAGTTGCGCTTGAAGTTTTCCTGCATCACCTCGAGATTTGTCGGGGATCGGCCAAGATTCTTCGTGAGATCAGCAATCACCGAACTAACCTGTTCCGGTCCAGTCAGGGCCGGGGCTTGCTTGGTGGGGGTCTGAGCTCCGCGTACTTCGCTGCGTGCTGCTTCAGTGCGAGCGGCTGACTTGTCGGCTTGCGCCTTCTGTTTGGCAGTGATGGTGACGCCAGCCTCTTCAAAGCAAGCTTTGACGGCTTGGCTGTTCATGCCCTGATTGAAGTATTTGGAAGCGACCTTCATGTGCTGCTTCTGTCGGTCGGGACCATAGGGGAGAGCGTCAAGCGCTTCCATTTCCTGCTTGAAGAACTTGTTGCCCTTGACCTGCTTCACCAGTGCTGCGTGGACGTCGCCCTTTAGTGCTCTCTTCGCGAAGGGGGTAAGCCCATCAGCGTGAGAAAGAACGGACTCGATCCCCGTCTCCATCATTGCGTCGATACGAGTGTTGACAGTGGTGTTGTAGGTCTTCGCTGCTTCCGCAACTCCGGCCTGCTTCTCCGTCGCGAGCGCTGCCCGCTGTGCCTTCACTTCGTCCAACTGGGCCTTTACCTCGGCTGACATGGTCTCTTCATTCGCACTGGAGGGGGTGCGCAGTCCTGCTCGCTCCATGAGGATGTCAATCGCTGCTTGGCCTTCTTCGTCTCCCTTGGCTGTGAAATCTGCCTGCAGGAGAGTCAACTTCTGCTCAAACGAGTTGCGCAGAAACTTTCCAACCATGCCGTTGGTTTTGAGGGCTCCATTCGCTTCGAACTGGAGGTTCCCATCGGCGTCACGGATGGCGGATGCTTCGAGCATCGCGCCCATCACGGGTTGTAAGGTCGTCATGTCGCCATCGGTGATGCTCTGCATGGCAGACGTAATATCGGTGAACGTCGCGTGTGCAGCGACAGCGCGGGCCGCATCCTCGGGCGAGGCGACCACGGCTTTGAAAGCGGCGGTCTCGGCGGCGAGGCGGGCGTTAGCGAAGAGTTCGCTCTTGAGGTCGGCGTTGCCTTCGAGTGCGGCCTTCAGCGCTGGATCCGCGTCAAGCTTCGCGGCAAGCTCCTTGGGCGCCAGGGCAATGGGGTCGAGTTCGAAGCCCGGGAGGTCTTCGTCGTCGCCCGCGGCATCCTTCTCGGCTTTGGCGGCAGCGGCAGCCTCTTCCGCAGCGGCGGTCTCGGCGGCGATGTCCTCCGGAGTCTTCGTTCCAGCGGCGGCAGCTTCGGCCGCAATCTCTTCGGGCGTCTTGGCCGGAGTACCTTCAGCAGCGGCAACAGCAACGGCGGCCTCGGCATCCTTGGTGGCCTGCGCCTCCTGCATCACCTGAAGCGTGGACTTGCCGGCGTCGGATGGGACGGCAGCGGCTGGTTCGGCGGCTGGAGTGGTCGCGGCGGCTGCCGGAGCCGCACCCTCCGTGCTGGCCGGAGCCGCTACCGTAGTCGCCGCAGCAGGAGCGGAAGTCGCTGCGGGCGTTGCCGTGGGCGCCGCAGAAGCGGCTGGTGCGCTGGAGGTTGAAGCGGGGGCGGCGGGTGTGATGGTGACTTCGCTCATGTTTGACCGGGGCGTACCCTACCATTTTTCGGAGATTCGTCAATCGTCTTTTTTTGTCGCCGCCTGTCGAACTACTGCGCAACCGGTTCTATTTGCAGTCGTGGAATTACCGAGAGGTCGATGTATGTCCCATTGAAATGGATCGTCCAGCACATCCGACCGTGAGGCTTCAGCCGCGGGAACGGACCATCGTGACCGTAGATGGCGAAGCCGATGATCTCTTCTGTCTTCTCACGCAAAGCATCGGCGAGTTCCTGCGGCGGCGCTGCCTCGTCAATCCACGGAATCGCCACAAGATCGATGTCGCGCTTGATACTTCCATGCACGGTGAGCGCATAGCCTAGCTCGCGGGCACGCTCGCGCAGAGGGGTGATCGTCTTCGCGTAGGCTTTCGCGACTCGAATCTGGCCGTGACGATCGAGGGGGATTTTCACTGCGCTACGGGCTGTGGACCGCTCGGCTGACCTGGCTGCGCGGCCGCCTGCTGCATCTGGATAGCCTGCGCCGCCTGCGCCTCCTCGACCATCTGCGTAGCCTGAGTCAGCAACGCCAGCACATTGGCGAATCCGAGCGGATTGGTCGCCTCGGTCTGCCAGTTCTCCTGCAGCCAACCCTTCGCGATGGTCTGCGCCATGGCCATGTCGTCGTACTTCGGGTTGAGCATGATGCTCGGAAGCACGATCGGCTGTCCGTCCGGATCCTCGACGAGGCGGGGTTCCTGCTTCGCGAGCTGCTGGCAGATCATCTTGATTCGCGCCCGCTCGCGCTCGCCGGGGAGCCTGATCTGGTCGGGCAGGATGTAACGCGAGATAACCTTCTGCGTATCCGGGTCTGAGAGTACCCCGAGCAGGAAGTCGTTCTTGGCCGCCATCTCGAGCAGTTGCATGATGCGCGCCTGAACCTCTTCGTAGCTCGCCGGGAAGCCTTCGTCGGACTCCGCATAGGCAAGAAACTCGCCGGTAAGCTGGCTGGCCAGCAGAGTCTCCTGCTTGTAGTCGCCGTCGACGTCGCCCTGGATGACGATCTTGATCTCGTCGTCCATGTTGGCGACAGAGCACTTGACCGAGTTCTGGGCGCGGGCGGCGTGCTCCTCGCGTATCTGGTCCCAGAAAAGCATCATGCGTCCGAGTGCCGTCTTCAACGCTTGCTGCTGGCCGCCCATCGTCTTCACGTTCGGATCGGAACCGCCGAAGGTCTGCGGCTGAACGCCAACCAGTACCTGCGCCAACTGGATAAGCTGGGGACCATACTCGAAGATGTGCGAGTCGATGTGGAACTCGGGCTGGTACATCAACTCCGAAAGCGGAGTGCTCTTCCCCTCCATGTCGCCGGTGCGCTTGACGCCGGTCATGTTGCCCGGGGAGAGTGTCTTCTTCTCGAAGCTGGCGCCGTCGATGATGTCCTCGTCGTAGAGGATGGTGCCGAAGGCCAGCCGGTCCATGTAGGCGTGAACATCGTTGGCGGCATCGTTGATGCGGACCTGAACGTCGAGCGCCACGTCGCCCACGCCGAACGGGTACATGCCGAGACCTTTGATGGTCGCGCACCATGTCCACTTGTCCATCATCCGTTCGGGAACGGCTTGCAGGAAGAGGTCGTTGGAGAAGGTGACCAGTTTGACGCCATCAGGGAACAAGGCGAGGAGCTGGGCCGCCATGGTCTCGTCTTCGAGGATGTTGAACGCCTCGGGCTGCAACCAGCAGCGGGAGTAGGTGCCGACGTTGGCGGTGGTCATCGCGACGCCACCATTCGCGCCGGGGGTTGTCAGGCTCTGCCGCGCCATCTTCGCGGTATCGTCTCCGCTGGATCCGCTGTTCGCTTCGCCCTGCTGGATGGTGCGGTAGAGCTTCGGATACTGCGCGCGCACCCACGCGATGTTGGTCTCGGCTTCGAGGTCGAGGTAGAGCGAGTCGTAAAGCTCCTTCGCGTCGGGGTCGACATCGACGTTCAGACCGGAGTAGACGTCCATCGCGGTCATGCCGGCCGCAGTCTCGTTGACGCCTACCTTCGTCGGTACAGGCATCGTCTGGCCTTCGTACCAGTCCTTGTCGCCCATCGGCGCGTTGCAGCCCGGGCAAGGAGGATTGGAGCCGCCCGCCATGCCGGTCTGATCTTCCGGCGTCACCTGCGAGCACTCCGGGCAGATGTAGCGGTTCGGCATTACCTGGGTGGGAACCATCGCGATGATCGGCTGGCGGTTGATCCCCGCGCGGTTCTTGTCGATGATGTGGCGGGTGTAGCAGAAGTAAGAGCCAGCGCACCACAGATACAGCAACTCGAGCTTTTGCAGCGCCTTGATACCGTTGCGCCGCTCGTTGTACGCCTGGATCGTTGAGGCCTTCTGCGCGATGACGATGTCTTCCTCGTTGTCCGCATCCCCGGGCTGGTAGCGCGTCTTCGGAACATCGGGCGAGAGCGCGGCGATGAACGCCAGACAAAGCATCTGGTAGACGTTGTCGTTGGACTGGTAGAGATCGACGTCCTTGCCGTCCGTTACGCCCTGCATGATGGTGTCGAGGGTGTCGAACTCCTGGGTCGCGTCGTTGAAGGTGATGTAGGGGTTGTTCTTGAGGACTTCGAAGGCGCGTTTGACGCGGCGGAGGAAGATGAGCCGCTTGGAAACGTTCGCCTCTTTGAGGGTCTTACGGACCAGGATGAGCGCGGCCTGCTGGTCTGGAGTGACCTGAACCGGTGCGTTGCCCTGTGCGGTGTCGTCTGCGCCTGCGCTTGTGACTGGGGATGAAGAGGTTGGGTCTGCCGATTGCGGGGCCGGTGGCGGCTGTTGCTGCCCTTGAAGCGTGTCGGTCGGCATGGTCATTGTCGCCATCGGCTACTGGACCCTCGCCTGTTCTCTGCCTGCTTGCTCGGCCGCCTCAATCTTCGCCATCACCGATTCCGGCGCCGAGAGGACGCCTGGTTCCATCGCCCGCTGACGCTTGGCGGCCTGGGCGATGATGGCCTGAGCCCGGATGCTCTCCATCTTCTGCAGGACGTGACTCGCGCTATTCTTTCCGGTTGGCATCTCTCGCAGTGCGAGGTTACGGATGGCTATCTTGTCGTTCGGGTCGACCTCAGCAAGGTCCAGCGTCGGGGGTTCGCTGTGTGGCTCCGCCTGGTCGCGGCGAATGAACCGCGGCGTCGGTAACGGCTTCGGCGTCATCGCCTCGATCAGATTCTCTATGGCAGCCTCGCGGGAGGCATCCGCCTGGAGGCGATCAGCGCGGGCGGCAGCCAACTCTTCGCGCAGACTCTGAATCTGCTCGTCCTTCACGGCGACGATAGCGGTGTGAAGCGCCTTCCAGATGAAGATGTCTCTCCACACGGGCTTAGTCGGTCTCCGTGACTCGCAGTTGGGTGGTGCCGGTGATGCACGAAGCCATGACGTAGACATCGGCGGCGCGGACATTGAGTCCGGTCTGCGCCGGCATCCCCACAAAGGAGCCCTTGTTGTCGTCCTTGGCTACCTTATTGCCGAGGAGTACCGGCTGGGCAGCGGCTTTGTAGGCGAAGGAGGCGGTAAAGTTGTCCTCGGGAAATTTGAGGACGAGACCGACAGAGGCGACGCTGTCATCCTCCTGCAACTCGACCATGCGGGCGAACTGAAGCGCAGGAATCGCGGTGAAGCTTCCGGCCGTGAGTGCAACTAATGGTCTGCGTAGCAAGCGTCTACCTCCTCAACCGACGCGTACCCTACCATTTTTAGGATTCAGCGCAAGCGGGATTAGAAACTGACCTTCGCTTGTACCGCCTGAACGTTGCCTTCGAGGAATATCCGGGCAGCCTCAAGGCCCAACTCGAAGCCGGCAATCGTGTCCTCGGACGCATCCGGCAGAGCGTCGTGTAATTCCTTCTTCTGTGCTGGCCACACCCATGCGTGCGCCTTGCGGTATTCGTCGCTGGCGAGCCGTTCCTTTGCCTGCTCGATCATCATTGCCGAGGGAGCTACCATCGTTCCTCCTGAAGTAAAGCGGCCCCGTGAGGAGCCGCCTGGTTGACTACGGATTGCGTTAGAAGCCCTGCGAGGTCTCAAAAGCGACAGCGCGATCGAAGGAATAGCCGGTAGCCGTCTCGATCCCCTGCTTGTCGAGGTACTGACGGTACTCGCTGATCTTCGTCGATGCGTTCGCGGCAGCCGCTTTCAGCTTCAGGCTAGTCACGGCATCCTTGACTCGCTGGATGATCGAGAGCAGCAACAGTAGTCCGCTCTGGATGCCTCCGAGAACAAGCAGCGCCTTCGCCCTACTGTCCGGATTGACGATATGAGCCGCGGACAGGAGATTGGTCGCGTTCGTATTGACGATCGTAGTGACCGCATCAACGATGGACTGCCATGCCGAAGTCGAGGGACTGGCAGCATAGGCATTCAGAAGAACCTGCAGCTCAGTCAGCGAGGTCTGCACGATGCCAACCGCAGCATCCACGATGGGAGCCGCAGCCGGGTCGAGGCTGTCGATGATTGCCTGCGCGGTCGTAATGTAGGGCTGGACCTGCGGGATGGCGTTGGCGATGTCCTGAACCGCCGTCTTCACGTCGGCCTGGGTGCAGCCAACAGTGACGTAGAGCATGACGCAACAGAGCATCAGCGCAAAGATGCGCTTGAGGTTGATCCGGAGCTCGGGGAGCGTCGGAAGCTTGAAATCGAGGAAGTCGGAGACGGTAGCGGTGTGCATCGGTGGTTCTCCTTCGGAGTGGGATAGGTGGTTACTGCGTGGGTGGAACCGGGTGGCTGACGTCGAGCTGTTTTGCGCCGACGTAGAGCTTCGCGGCCGTGAGAATCGCGAGTGCGATAGCAGCGGGTTTGCCGTGGATGCACTGGCAGGCCAGAAGGGAAGGGATGCCGACAAGAGCGACAGTGAGGATTGCGCTCAGGGTGCTCTTGGGGTTCTTGGTGGCCGACTCGATGAGACCGCCGAGAGCTTCGTTGACTGTGGTCATGGGTGTTTTACTCCGTAACGTGAAGTGTGTTGTCGCCTTGATGCACCGCTGCTGCGATGCCGTCGCGCAGGCCGCGCTCGAGGATGATGCAGCCCTCAGAGGCCGTATGGTTGAGGTTGGGATTGTCGCCGTGGATGAAGAAGCCAGAGCGCCTGAACATCTCGTTGTTAGCTGCCGGCTGCAACCGCATTGCTACCGGGCCGAGATGAGGGTCCGTCGCCGCGTTACCGATTGTGTAGATCCCCTGCGGGCACGGACCTACCATCGGGACGTTCTGCATCGCGGGGTTATTCACACCCTCGCCGCGGCCGGAGTAGCCCTTGCCGATGGCAACGCCATTGTGGGTGAAGACGCCCGTCGATTGTGAGAATGTCCACATGCGGGGCGTACCCTACCATTTTTCGGGAGGAAGTCTACTCGGGAGTGATGAAGTGGGTTTTGCCGGGAGGTTCACTTCGGCTCGGAGTCCTGATGAAGCCGAGCAGGTTGAGAACGCCAAGCCCGGTAACGATCGTGGCGCCGACACCGCATATCAGCGAGACCTTCTCCGCGACCCCGCTCAGGCGAGCATCCGTCGCCGTCAGGTGGTCGTTGATCTCCCGTTCCTTCTCGTCATGCCGGTCCCAGTCCCGACGCTCATACTGCTGCTGCGCCTGAGACTGGCCCTGCGCGAAGACCACGAAGCCGCGGTCGATGTTGTGCAGCATCCCCGCGCCCGCGAAGGCCACCAGGCTGTAGACGAGTCGAAGTAGTCTGTCTCTCTGCATTATTTAGTGTCCGAACTGGGTTTGGTGGCCGAGGAAGTTGATGGTTCCGAACGTCTGAGGATGAGTGAGGGCAGGAGTTGCAAATATCAGTGCGCCGATGGTGCATGGAGAGGTCTGCGCATTGTTCGCAAAGTCCACCGTCGCGCACGGCGTTGTTCCCGCGCGGACGGCGTTGCTCCCGCTGGTGAGGTTGAAGTTGAAGTTATCGAGGAACGTCTCGGTAGTGGGGAGTGGAGTCTGCGGAGGCTGGCTCACCAGGGTAGGGGTAGCGCAAAGGTTCCCGTTGGTTCCGCACGGAAGTCCCGTACCCGCCTTCTCTCCGATAGAGATGTTGTTGTGGTAGACCGGATTTGCGACCGACCCAGCGTCCGTCCCGAAAACCGCGGGCCCGTTGGGCTGTCCGTTCATCTGGTAGCCGATGAAGATGTTGTTGGTGTCGTTGATTACCGCGGTGCCGCACCCGCCTGGGGGGTTGGGCGTGTTGTACGCGCTGCCGCAACTGATGAAGGAGTGATAGCCGCCGTCGCTGTTGCTGATGAACGTGTTGTTGTATCGCGTCCAAACGGCTCCCGACTGCAAGTTTGCGGCAAAGCCATTTCCTCCAGCACGGCAGAAATCTCCCGCTGTACTAAGGTACGAACCGCCAAGCCCGGTACTCTGGTTGAAGTTCTGCGCCGCCCCAGGTAGAGCCTCCGACATCCTGTTGCAATTGAGTATGCTTTGATTGTCGTGGAAGTCGAGCGTGCCGTTCACGTCCGAAATGAACTTCCAAGCCGAACCCATATTGCCAACGACTTTGGAGTTGGTGATGATGATGTGCGCCGCAATGGGATGCGGGCCAATCGTGGCGTCCTTGGTGTTGTACTCCATGTCTGCGTGGTCCAGGCTGAACGTGTCGAGAAGGGTGTCCTGACCGCTCAACGCATCACCGAAGCCGCCATTGACGGTAGCCCAACAGGACAGCGCCGAGAACACGGTGTTGACGATGGGATACTGCTCGATGCAGCCGTTGCCGATCATGGTCGGATAGCTCGCAATCATGGTCGCCCCCACCCCGTCAGGGGTAGAGCCGCCGTCGTCCATGTTCCATGCTGCGAAGCCATTGAAGCCTATGAACACTCTCGTGGGCGCGATGCCAGCCCCGAACGGACCCTGCACTCCGGCGTGATCCAGTCCGTGGATGTAGAGATCGGTCATCACGATATCCGAGGTCTGGTTGTCCTCAAGGATTCCATTCCCGGCGTAGTCGTCCACTGGAATGTTTCTGCTGCAGCCTCTCGGATAGTTTGGTGTACCAAAGGTGGAGCAGACCCCGTTGTGTGAAGTTATCTCAAGACAGCTAATGGCGACGTGTTGAGTGCTTGCGATGTTGAAGATGTTGGTCAGACCCATCCCGCCAAAGATTTGCGTAAGCTGGCCGGCAGTGTAGTTCCGGGGGTTCGTGCTTCCGCCAGTCGCGCACGCGGCAAAGTTCTTGCCTAGGAACTGTGTCCTTTGCGTGGCAGATCCAGCTGGAATCCACGGATTAGTGCAGCCCTGATTTCCAACCGAATTGCACCAGTTGTTGCTCACGCCGCCGCCGTTGTTGACATCCCAACCGATGCGGCAGTTTGGGTTGGAAGGATTCGACTGGGTGCCAAGCGCGGTGCAGCCTTTGATGATGACGATATCTCCACCAGCGATGACCCATTGGCCCTGGCCGATGATTCCGCTGTCGTCGTCCCACAAGTAGCGAATATCGTTGAACGGGCATGGCTGATTGGTTCCGCTGACGTAGTGCGTGGTGGAAAGCCCGTTGCACTGGCCCGAGGTCATGTTGGACGAAAACCTTGTGCCGCCGCCGTTGGCCGTGGTGTCAACAATCCACGTTCTTTGCGCCTGCTGCGTGTAGGTGCCGGTCTGTGGTGAACTAGAAACGCCACCGACGCACGTAATGAATTTGACCGGAGTGGTCGCGCTGTTGGGAAGGGTCACCTGCACACCGTTCGCCGCCGCCGTGCCGTTCGTGGCCGCGCAGCTTCCGTTGGCCGTGGGCGTGGTGCCGTTGGTGGTCCAGATCACGTTGGAGCCGAACGCTCCGTTGATGGTGGCCACCAGGGGCGAGTAGGAGTACGCCCCGTTGGTGACGCCAGAAATTACCGGGTAAGGATAGAGCGGCGTTATGGCGAGGTTGATCGTTACTATACCGCTGTTGGTGAATCCGGTGGCCGTAGATAACAGCTTGATGGTCGCGGACCCGTCGAAATTTATCAGGCCACTAGGCCCGGCATTGAAGGTATAGAGGGTGCCATGCGTGCAGGTGCCGTCAGGCGTGGCCGGGGTAGTCGGGGTTGATCCATCCGTCGTGTAGCAGATCGCAATTGGGGCCGCCGCCGAGCGGTAGACGGCATTGATGTTCGAGGGGATAAAGCGGAGCTTCGTCGCCTGCTGGTATGCGGGATTGAAGCCGATAAAGGGGTAGGTATTAGCACCACCGTCAGAGTTTTGGAACACAGCGGTGGATAGGGCCGCAGTGGGGTTCAGGAGGGGCACGGGAGGCGAAACGCCAACTTGGAAGGAGCCGAAACTGTCTGTCGATGTGCTTCTGCGATCCACCAGCAATCCGGCGTTGCCTGTGGCGTAGGTAGAGTCAGTGCCGTTGCAGATCGGGACGCCGTTGTCGTAGGCGGTGAGGGTCGTGCCGTTAGCCGCAAGCATGATGGTGTGACCGGGAGCAACCGAAGGGCAGGAGGCGATAGCGGAGCCCCCAAGGGCCGTCAGTTTGTAAATACCAGTTATTCCCGGCGCGAACAGATATCCGTTTCCGGCCGTAGTGCCTCGGACTATTACGCCCGTAGCTGCGCTAAATGGGGCGGTGAGCACTGCCTGAGAGAAGTGATCGTTGCCGGGAGAGCATGAAGAACCAACCCAAATCGCCATGCCCTCCGTCGAGGCGGTCGTGGGAAAAGTGGTGCTCGAACCTTCTATGAGAGCGGAGGTCGCGCTTACTGTGGTCTGCGTCCAATCGACGGGGTTGAGGGCGCCGGAGCCGGGGAAGGTGTAGGTTGCGGGGCACTGAGACCATGCGTATCCGGCAGCAGACCAGAGGGCTAACAGAGCAACGACCCGCTTCATCGATAGAATTCTCTTTAGCATCTAAGTCCTTGGTGGTACTATTCTTAGCTATGCGACACTTGACGTTTTTACTATCTGCCTGCCGAACCTACTGGTCTCTAATCACTGAAAAGACAACGAAAGAAGAGAGGGATGAGTGGCGTCCATTCTCGATGTGATTCCTAGACTCCTGCATTGCAATTGCTCCACGCCGCGATAGCGTTCAGCGCTGTGCTGTTCCAGATGCCGTTGAAATATCCGGCGTCGAGGATGTTTCCCTGGAAGGCATCCGCCAGTCCGTTGGCCACTCCGAAAGTAGTGATGGGCGCACCGAAGGAAATGGCGCCGGCTGTTCCGCTGCCATCAGCAGTCACCACGCCGCCAGCCATCGTATACAAGGCCCATGCGCCAGTGGTGGCGTTCACGGTCACTGCAACCGTGTACTTGCTACCGCTGGTAAACGTGGCAGACCCGGAACCTATAGAGGAGACGCTTGAGACAAGGATCTCCTGGACACCGCCTCCGCTAATTCTCCATTCAAAAGCTGTAGATGGTCCCCCGATGATGCCGCGAAAAGCGCCAGACGGTTGTAGTGTCGCCCAGAAAGAGGTTGAGGTTACGCTGGTTGGAATTCCACTGCCTAGCTGCAAAGCGTTCGGAGCCCCTGAATAAGTTGCGGCAGTTAGAGTGCCGAAGGAGCTAGGTGTATAGGTGGGTTCAGCATAAGAACCCGTATTCCCTACGAGGCTCAAGCTTCCAACCGTGTCGGGAATCAAATTGATGGACGCTCCTAAGCTACAGGCACCTCCTACGCAGGTCACACCAGCGCCGTAGGCAGGCCATTGCGAGGTTTCAAAGGCTGTAGGTGCGGCACAACCGCCGCTCGACGGTCCACCACCAACACCTCCTTTGCCGCCGATGCCGCCCTTACCGCCAATCTGAAGCAGCAGGAGAGCCAAAACTATTCCGTGTCGAATCATCGTCGTTATATCCCCGGGCAGGTATAGGTAATGGTGTAGCCGGTCGAAGCGGTGGGTGCCGTACCGACATTGAGGGTCCACACCGAGGTGGTGTAGCTCCACGAGTAGGGCAGAGCAGTGAAGGGGCTGGCAGTGAGGACGACGCTTGCCGTGCAGTCCGGCAGATTGGTGTGTGCCGTACCCGCCGTCACGGTGAGCAGTGCGCCCGTCGTGGTCGCCGTTCCTGCGGTGAGGGTGACGGTCCCGTTCGTGGGCCCGCAGAGATGGCTTGCGGTGCAGGCGATCGTCGGTGACGTTCCAGCAGCAGCGCCCGCCGCGATGGTTGCCGCCGTGAAGGAGCCGATTGCATTGCCCTTGAGGGTCGGTGCCTGCTCTGCCCCGGTGTACGTGCCGCCCGTTCCAGTGGCTCCGTTGATGACTGGCGAGGTCAGCGTCTTGCCGGTGAGCGTCTGGGTCGCCCCGATGCCTGCCAGCGTGTCGCTCGCCCCTGGCAGGGTAAAGGTTGCGTTGGCGGACCCGGTGAACTGCGTGTTGAAGGCACCGTTGAGGGTGAGGGTTGAGCCAGTGATCAGAGTGAGTGTCGCCGAGGTCGTCGGCGCCGTGATGGTCACCTTGTTGATAGAGGTGGCAGTCGCCGCGCCAAGGGTCGGTGTCACCATCGTGCAGCTCGTCACCAGGCAGACGTTGCCGCTTCCGCTCGTCCCCACGATGGTCTCGATGATCGCGCTCGAAGAGTTTGTGTAGAACGGGAATCCGGTAGCGGCCGCGCCTGCCAGCGTGACACTGTAGGACGTGACTGCGGCCGGAGCCTGGATGCAGATAGTCGTCGTCGTGCAATTGGCATCACCTGTACTTGTCGTTCCCTGTGGCAGGAAGAGAAAGCCTGCTGTGGTGCCGGTGCCGACGAAATACTTGCCTGCGAAGCCAGCCGTGCCGGTGTAGGTGAAGGCCGTTCCGCTGTCGGTCGCCAGGGAGTTCTTAGGGGCTCCGCCTGCACCGCCGCCGAGCATCACTACGTTATTGGTCAGCAGCGCCGAGGTTGCGGCTGCCGAGGTGCTGGAGGCGTAGAAGACACCGCCAGAGGTGAAGCCTGCACTCGCCGGGAACGTGTTGCCGTTGACCGAGGTCGCATTGATCGTTCCGCTGCCGGATACGCCAAGGCTGGCACCAGTGCCGACCACCATAGCCGCCGTGGAGTTCGTGCTGCCGGTGAGCGCAGAGAAGGCAGTTGAGCCGCCTGAGCCGCACGCAGCACCAGCGTCAACCAGGTCGATGCCGTTGGCTGCCAGCTTGACACAATCTGCCGCGGTGCCGGCTGTCGCAATACCCGGAATCATCAGCGCACCGATGTTGTTCGGGTTCTGCATCCAGCGGTGCAAGGTGGAGTCAGGGTAGAGCGCCGCAGAGGAGGCTACGCCGGTGATTGCCGTTCCTTCCGGAATCAACCAGCCGTTAGCCGTTCCTGAGCCCGTGTAGGTGAGCTTCGTTCCGTCATCCGTAAGTCCGGAGTTGATGATGGAATTCGCACCGTTGGCTTTGGGGATAGTGTTCGTAACCAGCGAGGTCGAGGTCGTGTTGCCGGTGCCAGCAGCAGGACAACCAGACCCACCCGTCTGACAGAGGCCAGCGAGCGCCACACCGCCTACCGCGCTGGAGTTTGTGGCCAGTGTCGCTGTCGCCGCGTTGCCAGTAGTGCTCTGGTTGAGTGTGGGAAAGTCGGCAGCTACGGCCGCAGAGAGCGTGCCTGCCGTGTCCTTCAGTATCCCGGTGAGACCTGATGGCCCTTGAGTTGTTCCCAGATTCCCGGAGAGAAGCGAAAAGCTGTAGTCGCCGCTCACGGGCACAACCGCTCCGGCTCTCGTGTTGAAGCTCGACACACCAGTCCCGGAGCCGCTGAACGTATAGGCGTTGCCTGTATGAGATACGCCCGGTCCGCTGAAGGTGAAGGCCCCAGTCAGCGTATCAATACTGATTACGCCACCACCACCGCCCCCGCCGCAGCCAGAGCAGCTTGGCACGGTGATCGGCACGTCGCTAGACCATCCGGAAACTGTCTGAATCACGTGGGAATCGCCCGAGACGCCGTGGATTGTCGTCGTTGTTGCAGAGCTGGTCTGGTCGATAGTGGAGAATGTCCCGCCAGCACCGCCCACTACGCTATTGGCGTCTGAAGTAGTGATGGTTTGGATGTACCCAGAACCGGTAGTCTGAAGAATTATTATGTGGTCTGCGGGTTCCTCGCGTACCGTCAAGGTGTTAGTGCTGTTTCCGGTCACCCTCTCCATTTTGCCGGTGTCCTGGTGGATCGTCTCGGTGTACGTCCCGTTTTGGGTTGGGACCCGAAAAAGAAGAAAATTGGAGCGTGCATCCGCACAACCAAACGAGCAACCCTGAAATGTGACGAACGCGGTGTCGGGCGTGGGAATATTCTGGAAAATGGTGAGGAACGGGGCTTCGTTATTGGTCATGTCGAGCATGACGTTCGCAACTGGCTTAGTTCCCCCGTGGCCGAGATAGTTATTTGGGGTGTCCTGGAACGCAACGCGATACCACGTCGTTCCTTCGGGGATCTGGCCGCCGAGTTGATCAAAGTGAATAACGTCAGGGGTAGCCGGAGAGACCTGTGATTGGAAGTTGATAAGGTTGTGGTCAAGCCCCTGGAAAACTTCGCTATAGACCTGATCTTCTAAGTGGTCTCCGGCAGTTACCTGAAAGTTGGTATTCGGCTCGACGGTCAGATTGAAGTTGTTGGCGAAGGTGACGGGGTCTACCGTATTCACGATTTCTACGGCGGGAAACAGTTGAGCTTCGCGAACTGAAAGTCCATTGAGCTGAGACTGAATCTCGACAGCATTAGTGCAGGTTGTCGTAGCTGCTGGGCCGGCAGTGTTCCATGTGACCGTAGAGCCGTTATCGGAGGTAATAGCTGCAAGGATATTGAACGACGTATCTGCACAGCCAGAGACGATGATGAAATCTTTCGACAGGACTAAGAACGGATCAGTCACCGGGGCGCTGACGACGTTCGAGCTGTTTCTGGTAAGCGTGACGCCAGCAGGGGCAACTATTCTCGTTGTGGCGTAGCCCGAAAGAGCCTGTAGCCAACGACCCGCACCGATCCTTGAATACAAGAGGTGCGTGGCGTCCAGTGCCCCAACGATACGGATAATCTGCCGCCCAGGGAACGTTCCAGTGTACTGATTGGCCCTGATGTCAATCGCGGTGCAGGAGTGCGAACCCTGTACGACATAGGCCTGGGCTTGGTGGTTGTAGCGTAGGGCTACCGTTATGGTCTGAGTCCCGCTAGAAAATCCACCGACCGAGACTACCCTTGCACTCTCCATATAATCGCGGTCGGCATAGCAGACGGTGCTGGCCGTGGTGATTGCGGAGGTGAGACCGGTGACCACAACGGTCGCGTTCGTCGTCGCGCCATAGTACTGGGTAGGAACGGTTACAGGCGAAGCTACCCGTCCGATGTTGTCGGGAGTCAGGGTAAGCGTGTCGATTGTCAGTTGGCCCGCATCGGCAACCCCCGGATCACCTGAGAAAACTATCTTGAATAGGGCGCTTCCCTTGCTGGCATCGACGAGGGGCGTTCCATCTCCCGGAAAGGGCACGTTACTAATCAGCGTCCCTTGTATCAGCGTGGCTCCCGCCGCAAGAGTGGAGTTAGCCGAGATGGTCATCGGGGTAAGGTTCTGGCCGATCTGATTCCTTACCGTATTGAAGCCTTCAGCACCGCCGTCCGGGTTTCCCCTGTTGTTGGTGACAACGTTCTGCCAGATGTGGCTGTCGCCAACCCCCATTCCTTGATGCTGAATGGTGAATTCGTTGACAATGCCGCGCCGCATGAATTCGAAGGCCCACTGAAAGGCTACGTAGCTGTCAGGTCCGCCGCCGTCAAATCCGTTCTTCCCCGACCCGGTCATTTCAAAATCGCGTAGGTAGGTGAAGACGTTATTTCCCGCACCCGAAGCCTGCGCCTGCTGATTCGATACCCAGCGGTCGTCGCTAACAATGCCGCTCGGCGATCCTACATTGGTGTTATAAGCGTAGCTGCCAATACCATTCTGCCGGTAGTCATAGAACTTAGTATTGTTGGCAAATGGTGCTGGGCAGCCGATGGCATCACGCCAGTTGGGGCCGACGCAGGTACTATTCCCGCTGAGGATGCCTTCAACTTGGGCGTAATCCGGGCCAGCCACAACGATGCTTCCCGCTACCGCCAAAGCATTCGCTATGCCATCGTTCGAGGTTGGTGTGGTCTGATTGAGGAAGGCATTCTTGAGGCCGTCGTTACTCAGAGATTTGAAGTTGCCCACGCTGTCGAAGGTGGCGTTAGAGGCTGATCCCGCTCCACCTCCGGCGCTGAAGATTGCCTGGTTGACCGTGCCGGGTATCGTGCTTCCACCTCCGCCCGGTCCGCATTGCCCGTTGACCTGCAACACGTTGGTTCCAACTGTGCAAGGGGTTCCACTCCATATCGTCCCAGCGAGCGAGACGTAGTCACCCAAGACTGCCGCGCGAGAGGTGAGCGGCGTGATGCCGAAGACAGGAGCATTGCTTGGCAGGGTTGCGCCAGCTCCGCATCCGCCCGTCGAGCAGAGCGTAGTCAGTGGAACAAGACCGATCTGCGTAGGAGGGTTGCCGGGTACGGGTCCAGCCCATACGAAGCCAGGGGTGATGTACGCCTGATTCGCGTCGATGCAGAAGGTTGTCCCGTTGATCGCGGAGGCTATCGCCTGGTCGTTTCCACGCTGGCAGCTCGGGTTGAGCGAGGGATTCTGTGTCCAGTAGACAGCGGCGTCGCCCTGCAGCCTCGAGCACACCCATGGGTAAGGATCGGAGGCGAGGGTGTTGTTATACATCGCACTCGGATTGCAGTTGAGCGTGGGGATACCGGCGCCAGAGATGGTGATGCCAGCGGGAGCGATGTAGCCGTCGTAGGAGAAGGACGCCGTGGTGATGTTGGTCAGCGGGAAGGTGAAGTAGGTTGTGCCGCCGCCCGTGCTCTGTGTCTGGATCCGGTAGCGTGTGTTCGCCGGAGCCATCGTCAAAGGGTTGGCGATCGTCGGGGGAAAGCCGCCGATGTTCTGCACTGCTCCCTTGACGACTGGGAGAGTGAAGGGCGCACTCGTCGGAGATCCACCCTGGGGCGTGTAGGTAACCGGGGTGTTTGACGTGTCGGTGACGGTGAAGATGAGTTGGCCGGTGAGCGGTTGCCGGTTGTTATCGACGACCTTGTTGCCGCTGACGGGGATGGTCGCCTGCGCATGGAGCGCAGGGGGGATGGCGAGGAGGACGGCCGCGAGCAGTCCGAAGGTAAGCCAAAAGTTGATCCTGCGCAAAGTACGCCTCCGCTGTAACGCGGCGTACCCTACCATTTTTAGGATTCTTGGCTAGTGTCCTCGAGGAGCTTGTTCATCATCATGTGGCCGAACGCTTTCGTGCTGGCAGCGAGGATGGAGTCGAACTTGCGTCCTTCGTTGATACGTTGCTCCATCATCCTGTGGAGGACATGGCGGGCGAGTCCATCGACACCTTCTTTGAAGAGAACCATTCGGCCATTGGCATAGTACAGGCATGGTTGGGACGTATCGTTGTCGTCAGGGAGTCCGAGCTGCTCGCGGATGCGGACCTTCAGCCGCATCTCGAACATCATCATCAGGTACGGCGGGAGACCCTCAAGGTGCTTGAACTCAGATTGCAAGTGCTGCCTCCGTTCCCGGGAAAGGCTTCAGGATCATGCCGCCGCGGTCCCTTGGTGGCCAGAGGCGTCCGTCTGGGACGTCATGGTGCAGCACGACTGGCATCCCTTCGAACTCCACAGCCGCCCCAGCGAGCATCTCCTGGCGCATGACCTCCTCGCGCGCGTGAAGCCGTTCCTCTGTCCAATAGTCGCCCTTGGGCATCTGGTTGGTAATGAGGACAAGGCTGATGATGAAGTCGAAGACGATTGGACCGCACTCCACCTTGTCGGGCCAGAAGCCAGCGAAGCGCATGAGGGAGATGTCATTCCGCAGGTCCATCACTCGTATCTGCGGATCCTCGGCCATTCTGTTTTCGCTGTTTTCGCTCATGGTTTTGCTCGGCCTTCTTCCTATCGATCTTCTGTAACCGCTCCTGCTCCCGTCGCTCCACGTAGCGCCGGTCAACATCCAGAGGATCGTCCGGTCCCCGATACACCGTGCTGCGAGTCGTGCCCTTGGGACGCCCTGTCGACTTGCCGTTCGCATTGTTGCGCTTCCGCTTCTCGCGGGTGTGTTCGTTGATGGTGTCTACGCTGGTATCGCCGATAGGTGCCTCGGCGCGCGGGTCCGAGGTGAAGGGTAGCGGCCGACTGGTCATCCCTCTACACTGAGCGGTGGTGACGAGGTCCTCATCGCACCATGGACACTTTGCTGCGAGGTCGGGACGATCTGGCGTTCCTGTCTCGAAGGTTCCACAGGACGGGCAATCGAACCGCGTCAGGTAGTAGGGGTTGAGCATCTAGTCGGTTTGGTTGTCCCAGAAGAGTTGAACGGCCAGGGCCTTCTCCTCGATCGGCAGCTTCGCCCAGAACGCATCAAGTTGGTTCTCGTCGACCATGAGGGGCACGAGGAAGCGGGTAACGTCTTCGTTGACGGAGGCATCCGGGGCTTGCTTCTTGGGCTTCTTTGGGCCTTTGGGCTTCTTGACTCCGGCGTGGAGGTCGCAGAACTTGCGCGCACCCTTCGCCTCAAACGTCTCTTCGCAGTGCTCGGACGCACATTTCTTAGTAGCCATGGGGCTCCTTCATTTGGGAGAAGTAAGATGAGCGTTCTATGCCCAGGTAGGTTCCGGTGGTGCCACTCGCGTGCCAATACAGGACACCCCACGGCTCCGGGCTGATGTACTCGGTGGTGTACTCGGCGACGGGAACTAGGCTGCCGAACGGCTCAATGGGGATGATTTCCGTCTGGGCGAGGAAGATTTTGGGAGCAATGCCGACGCCTACAACCGCCGTGGCCAGTGATCGCAGGAATGATCGTCTACCGAGCACCATCGCAGGAGTCCCTCAATGCTTCAGGCTCGCCCGCGCTATCTCGGGGAATGGTTGGTTGCGGAGGGTTAGGCTTTCGGCCCAGTCCCCACGTTGGTCATCACAACTGACGCCTTAGCTGTCGCTTCCACGTCTAACTCGCCGGTTGGCTTGTAACGCGGACTCACAAAGGCGATGGTGTCTTTCGGCATTGCCTCGGAGACGGCGAGGTCACCGTAGAAGCGTTGGCCATCGAATCCGCCCTCGGATAGTGTTCTCCGTTGTGTAGGCCATTCGACCTTCTCGAACTCCCATGGCGGCTTGGCGAACGATTCAGCAAGGTGTTGAACGGTCGTCTGGCTTAGGGGCGTTCCGGTGCCGTACTTCTCCCACGCCGCCAGGATGCGCTCTCGCCAAACGTCTTCACCTGGCCATTCCATCATTTCGCCCTCGTTTCTCGCAGGGTAGCACGGTTGCACCGTATCCAGTGCAACATTATTTGTCGTAACTCTGACGACAAGTTGCGACAGCCAAACGGGGGAGAGTTTGAGGGAGAATTAGCAAAGCCACATACGCCAAACCCTGATAAATGCTGGAAAATGCTGGAACGTCGTAACACTCTATGTCATTGAAAACACAAAATACAGAATGGCTACGAACCAGTAGGTCGGGCGTTCGAATCGCTCCGGGCGCACCATTTAGGATCAATAGCTTACCTCATGTATGCAGAATTATCGAGGGAGGATTTGAGGGAGGACTAATTTCTAAAGCACAATGTGGGAACTCCCTCTTCTTCGCCCTACGCACGCTCTCTGCCGCTTCCTGGGCGAGATCCTTGGATGGATACTTCTGTTCGTCTCCCAGAGTGATGGATCTGTACGTATTGCCGTCTTTATATCGAAAAACCCACACATCTGGTCCTTTTTTCCTCTCCTTCAATGTCACGCTTCCGCATTGACGGCGGCGGTTACGGGGGCGCTTTTTGGTGTGTGGTGTGGGAATGAAGCCGAAGTAGCCGAAACGCTCTCCGAGAGTCTTCACTTCTCCAAGATCGATCATCCCTGAGTCGGCTTCCCGGTGATGGTTGGGGCAAAGCGGTATCAGGTTATTCAAGTCATTGATTTCATCGATCATCGCTGTTCCAGGGAAGGCCATGACTCCACGCTTGTGTGCAATGTCAACGTGGCGGTCGTAACCACAGAAGAAGCAGCAGAGTGGCAGGCCCGAGGTCTCGAACTTGTTGCGCGCACCTTTTTGAATCATTGTGCGTGCCCGCTGGTATCCCATGCGAGTGAAGACTGCCGCTCGGGTTTCTCCGAGACCGTGGGTTGCTGTACGCTTGAGATGCATGGGTGTTCTCCGTTGACGCGGATGAGCTTTGTGCGGAAGTCTCTGAACAGACGACCGCAACCATGCTTTCATTCTACACTTCGGCCTTCTATCTCTGATTGCTCAGGCAGAAATTATTGCGTTCCTCTTCGTTGCAGAACCAACCGTAGGCGCCATCTTTGACCATGCGAGTCTTCGAGACGATCGAGCCACACTTCACGCACCGCGCAACCTCGGAATAGTAAGCAGGAAATAGCCAGCGAAGAAATCTCTTCATGCTCTTTTCCTCAGCATCTCCACAACCCTGGCGTTGGCACCGCGCACCGTCTCCGCCTTCGAACTGCCGCCGTACTTCAGGGTTTGCCGGATGTCTTCATGGCGCATGAGCGCCCGTTGCTCCTCGAGGGTGAGCTTCTCCTGGTCCATCATCGCCCGGTAGGTGTGGCGGAAGTCGTGCCAACCAAGGTTGGGGATGCCGATCAGCTTGCCCGCAGGGACGAGATGGTCCTGCTGCAACGTTCCACCCCAGAACGGACGGCCGGTAACGATGTTACAGAAAAGCCAGCCATTGACTGGGGTGGGGATGCCGTCTCGGGTCTCACCTTCGATAGTCTGCTCCTCGCGCCATAGCTCGAGGATGGCGTAGAGGTCTTCGTGGATTGGCAACTCCTCCTCAGATCCTTCGGTTTTCGTGTCGCCGGTGTTCTGACCCACTTGGGAGCGGTGGATGCTCATGACGCGTCGTACCATATTGAAGTCTTCCCAGCGAAGGCCGAGTATCTCACTGACGCGCAGGCCCAACAGCATGGCGATGAAGATCATGGTGCGAACGTGGGGAGCCAGTTCTACCACCGTGGTCAGGGCAATCCACTGGTCATGGGTGATGATGTTCGCTGGGCGAACCTTCTTCCTGCGCCCCTTCACCTTGACCGCGGTGACTGGATTGCGTTGCATGGGGATAAGTTGGTGCTTCATCGCGTACTCGAAGACAAGGTGTACGAACGCCTTGATGTGGAGCTTCGTCTTCTTGCTGGCTGGACGGGCAGGTTTGCCAGGGATCGTCTTGCCGGGGATGAGCTTGCCCTTTGCCATGCGGTCTGGGATAACCCTGTCGGGCTTGGCCAGGACTTCGTAGCCGTTGACCCAGTTCTCGATCGCGAGGATGTCCTTGACCATGTCGTCGACGCGCCACTCGCCCCAGTCTGCCCGTAACCGCTTCATGAACCCGAGGTATGTCTTGGCTGTCTTCGGGCGTATGTCCTTCGGCTTGTCCCACTCCAGTTTGAGGCGATCGCAGAGGCCGGAGACGTTGATGCCGGCGATGCGCTCGTTGATCTCGAGGAGTTGGCGGTCGGCTTCCTTGCGCGCGGCGCCCTTGGTTCGGAACTTGTCGACGGTGCCAATCTCTTTGGAGCGGTATCTACCGTTCTCTTCGAAGCGGAGAACCCACAGGTCAGGGCCCTTGGCGCGGGGTTTGCGGGTGACAGTGCCTTGCTGGTAGCTGCTGCGCTTCATCTACGTCCTCGATGTCTAAGGCTCGGAAGCAAGTCTACCTCAGCAGTACCCACTCTCGCGCATCGTTACATCGTCGGGGTCTTCCCAACCCATAAAGTCGAGGTCGTCGCAGTCGTCTGGCATCTGGCAGTCGCAGTAGCAACCAGGTCCAGTGCAGGCGCTACACATCCCGAGGGCGCAGGCGGGGCAGACGACATCCCGACTCACTGTGCCCGTCCGCTCTTGATGAACTCGTCGACATCGGACAGCCGGCAGCGCCAGTAGGTTTTCTTGCCGAACTTGTAGGCTTTTGCCGGTATCTTGCCCGCGATGGCGAGGCGCCGGGTGGTCTGGTAGCCGAAGCCGATGTGCTTGGCGACGACGCGCAGGTCCACCCACTTCTCAGCCTCGGCGGTGGCGACTTGGGGTTCGACGAGTTGCAGGCTCATGGTTTGCTCCTCTTCATCGGGCCGAAGCACTCTTCGTAGCCCTTTATCAACTTGGGGTCCGTCTTCATAATCTCGTCCCGCTTGCATCGGTTGGTGTCTTCCTTCCCGTGGCAGACTCCGAAGGGACACTTGCAGAGTGGCAATAGGTCCATCAGGCCGCCGTCCGCGAGGCGCTTCAGCTCGGCGTCGGGCTGGGGGTTGCGCTTTAGGAACTCTTCGAACTCCTTGCTCATCGTTCGCTCCTGTGCCTGGTGCCGGTGGTGACCTTGACGGCTTCCGCTTTGTGGTCGCTGCAGTAGCCAATGTTGTGCTGGGTGGGGTGACGGTAGAGCGCAGGCTTACCACAGTGGCAGGTCTCCGGATCCTGGCGGCGTACCAGTGGCTGATCCCCGCGGTCGTTCCATGGGACAATCGGCGCTATCGTTCTCATGGCCGCGCCTCCGTGATCGACAGCAGCTTGTCGACATCCTGGTGCGGGTTGTAGATCGGCTTGTCCTCGTACAGAAACCACTCCCGCGTCTTGTGCTCCATCGACGTCAGGATGCACTTGAAGCAGGTGGAGACGACTTGGCTCTTGGTGGTGGTGGCCATGACCAGCGTCCACTCGCGGGTTACCTGCATCTCCTCGAGGCCGGTGATGGTGTCGGCTTCGACGTAGGAGGCGTAGATGTAGGCGTTGATGCCGTCAATGCTGACCGCGAGGGTGTAGCCGGGGAAGAAGCAGGAGGATACGGCGTCGATGATCTCTTGCGGCGTCATTTACTCACCGCCATGGTTGCGACTGCCCAGCCGAGTTTCATCAGGTAATGTATGGATTGGTCGTACTCGAAGCTGAACGCGCCCTCACACTTCCAGTAGTCGATGAAGAAGTGGATGACTAACTCCGCGATGCCACACCACACATTGCCAGTGATAAGCGCGACCGTGCCGCCGTGGATGAGGCAATGCGCCAACATGAGTTGCCACCATGGGAAGCGTGGCGAGCCGTAGCCCTTATGACGATTCTTGCCGAGAGCGAGGATGTCAGATTGGAGCGGGAAGTCGCATAGTGCGTGGCCAGCGCAGAGCATGAGCAGCAGCCAGAGGAAGGAGTGTGTCATCTGAGCCTCGCTTGCACTGTGCATACCGTTTTGCAGATGGGGCACTCTATCGAGAGGTAGTCGCCGTCTCTCTGGTCGGAGTTGTATTTGGCTTCTTTTGCTTCAATCTCAAATTCGGTGTGGCAATGGTTGCAGTCGAGGCGATACACCTCGTTACCTGGAACTTGCCCGCGCTTGATGATCTTCATTTGGTCTTTGCCTTTCTGAATCGGTTGGGGTCGGTGCAGGTCGACCAGTGGGCAATCGCGGGCGTCTCTGGCGTCGGCATCGGGTTCATGGGCAGCGCGCGGCCGGTTGGGGTCTGCCACCATTCCAGTGGCGCTCCACAAGCTCTACAGACCGCCACAGCGCCGCTGCCACTGGGCTCGTAGCCGCGCATCAGCATCTCGCCGTTGGTCTTCGGGAACCAGCCGGGGGAGCGTGGCGCCTTCTTCGGCTTCTCGGGCACGGTCCGTGGCAGGTCCATCTCGAACAGGGTTGGCTCAGTCATGGGCGCACCGTCGCCTTTCTAGCCTCGATCAGTTTGTCGATGTCCTCGATGGTGGCATCGTTGATGTTGAACTCAATGCCGTCCGCCTCAGACGTTGGCGGCGGTACCTTGAGGAAGATCAGCGTTTTGCCGTTGAGGTTGCCATCCGTTCCCATCAGCGGAAAGATGGCGCGTCCGTCCTTGTTCCAGATGTCTCCGCGCATCTCCAGGTGAATTGCGAGGCGTAGTAGCTCAGTCATGGCTGGCCTTCGGGTCGAGCATCTGGATCGGGCACACGTCGATGTCGGCGGGCATCACGCAGGATGGCGCTGGCGCTGGCTTGGGGTCGGTAGTTCCCCATGCTTCGTACAAACAATGCCAATTAGCTTTTTCGTTGCGTGTATTACATTTGCCGTCGCTCGCGCACTGCAACTCCCTATACCGTTCACGGTCGGTGCATTCACCACTGGGGACAAACAGGCTGTCATAGAAGTCCTGGTCGTGATCGAGAACCAACTGGTCGTACTCCGCAGCCTTCTCAGCCTCACAGGGTCCGCTAGTCAACGTTCCATCAGGGCAGCGGCCTACTGTCGGCGCGAGCTTGGGAGCCGTATGAGGCTGGAGAAGCCAGTTGCCATCGTTACCCAGACTCAGCTTCGGCGTCATTGGCTTGTACTGATCAATCTCTGCTGGCGTCAGCGGGCGCGACTCGCAACCCCAAGCGTGGTCGCTGGATAGTTTGTCGCAACTAATTTTCGCCGGGATCGTATTTATGAACACCCAGCGATCCCGCCAAGGACTAGTAACGGCGAATGTGGGGAGACCATCCTTCCGCTTGTGCTTGCGCGGCCGAGTCACCCGGAAGGCGTTCGACGTCCGATAGGGCACCTTGCCGCATTCACCGGGATTAGGTGTTGGGTAACACCAGTCGTCGTTAGTTGTATTCCAGGCCTTCACTGAAGGATCAAGGCATAAATACCCGCCACCCTCCACGGGCGAGCAATTTGGTGGTTCGGCCGCCAGTTTCGTGTACGGGACGACGAACGGCTCGGCCGCTGCGGGCTTCGGTCTCGGCTTCGCGCTCTTGTAGCCGCGGTAGCCTGCCCAACCCATCAGGGCCAGCAGTAGGGCCACGAGGAAGAACGGCAGTGCGCGCAGGAGGTTGTGCTCGGGAGTTCTGGGATACGCCATCGTGTTGCTCCTTTCGCTTCAGCTAGGGCGCGCTATCTCGCCGGGGGTTGTGGTGTGTTGACGCAGAGCGGAGCGTGAGGCGTAAACACTTGCGTGCTCGACCACGTATCCGGACCAATGGGGCACTGGACTCCGTCGTAGTGGCTGTCTTCAGCGGCTCCGCAAAGTTGGCAAGTGTCCATGGCTACACCTCCCTGTAGGCGTCAACGAACCGCTTGAGGATCTCGTCGCCGGCCCGGAGCTGGTTCTGCCGGTACTGGTCCGTCGTGGTGTCCTCGCTCGTCATGACTCGCCTGACAGCCGGGTGCTGCGCGATCAGGGCGATTCCTGCCGTGCTATCCCCCCAACCGATTCGCGCCAACGCCGCCTGCGTCCTCCTGGCGATGGGAAATACCGTGCTTTCACCCCGGATCGGCGCATGGGTGCGATTTCCCTCCGCGTCCTTCGGGTCGGCATCAGTGCCGTATAGGATCGGCCCAGGGATGGGTTTGAGCATCGGCCCGTGAGGTCCACGCATCCCCGCGATGAGGTACAAGAGCTGTTCCTTGGCGGCACACTCGACAGGATCACCCGTTACGGCGCGGCCACTGTACTCGCGGAGGATAGCTGGGCTTGGGAAGTATTTGCAGCACTCCAGCGCTCGGCTGAACCCCAGGATGATCTCCTCCTCCGTGCAGTCCTCCAGCGCCGCGATGTAGAGCCTCACCGTCCTCGGAGTCGCTGTCTTGTCGAAGACCTCCGCCAGTGCTTCCAGCGACAGGACTATCCCCTCGATCGGTTGCCCTGGCCCTTGCTTCTGCCAAAATTCCTTGAAAAACTTCTGAGTTGCCGATAGCGCCTTTTCGTCTGCCATTGCTTGCGCCCTCCTTGGCGCTGGTGATCCCTGGTAAGTCTTTGGGTTGTAGGCGGTAGTCGCCCGAGTTGTAGAACTTTGGAATCGCGGCCACGAACTGCCAACGGTCTTGCGGAACCTCATCCCATGCGTCGAGATGCAGCAGCATCGCCCGCCCCACGTCAGCCATCGGCTCTTTGCGCCGTTGCGCGTCATCGGCCATGGCGTCGAGAATCGCCTGCCGGTCAGCCAGCCCCACATTGCGCTCCGTCCACTGCCGCATCCGGCTCCGAGGATGGCGAAGGGCTATCTTCACTGCCAACCCCTCAAGGTCTTCTTCCACCAAGCCCATGAGGGAAGAACCTTCAGCCTTCGCCTGCGCGCGCGCCTTTTGTGTCTGCTCTGCTTCTGGTTTTGAATCTGAATATGCTTCTGAATCTGAATCTTGGGCAGTTACACCCCCCACCATGTCACCGTTACTGTAACCGTTACGATCCGTGACCATCTTGTAACGTGCTGCCGCGTCAGGGTTTTTGAATATGTATCCCGCTTCCTCTGGCGTGCGCCCTGATTTACCGCTGTTACAGCCCTTGCAAGCAGTGGCTAGATTGTCCTCTTCGTCGGTGCCACCTTTTTGGAGGGGAATCACATGGTCAATGCAGAGGTGTAACGGTGACAGGCAGTACACACACTTTTTGCCGTCGCGTTTGAAGATTACGTTGGAGTCGATAGCGCCAGAGCTACGCTTTAGACCTAAAGCCTCGCGCCGATCCCGGTACCGCTTGACGCGCTCCTTACTACTGTCAGAGAGAAACTGTCTATCGTCCCAATGCCGCAGGTTCCAATTCGCGTCAATGAAACCGTAGTTGATGAACACCCGCTTAGTCGTCTCTAGTTCTTCTGGGCTGATTCGCCAATAAAAGGCCCGTTGATCATCGGTAAGAACTTCTTCTTTGCAGCGGGAACACATGAGCATCACGAGCCGGCGCTGCATCGCCTCAGACATGATCTGGACTTTGGGGTCATCTGCGAACTCGGCGTAGAGGCGGAACCATGGGTTAGCCATTGGTCCCCTCCGGCATCGTCTCTGTCCACACCGGGAGAACTATCCAGTCCACTTCGATCAGCTTGGGGCTGTTGTGCGCTTTGTCGAGCCAGCCGATAACGAACAGGGCTTTGCCCCCAACCTGTCGCGAATCGTTCATGTGCTTCGCCTGCCGTGCGGCAGAGCGCTTTCTGGCGTAGATATACATCCGCTGTGTGCCCACACCCTCCCAAACGAACCGGGGCTTACTCCAGCCCTCGCGCATCGCCATCACCGCGTAATTCTTGAGGCCTCGACTATCCAACGGTTGCCTCCGGCGCCCGCCTGGGTGGAATCATTGGCATGGGGCGTTCCTTACCGTTGGCGGTGAAGACTGCCTCGGGGATCATGCGGCCCACAGCCAGCAACTCGGCATAGCGGATCAGGAGGCCGAGGCTTACTTCGAGCGCCGCGGCAAATTTCTCGAGCTGCGCGACGGTGGGCACGATGTAGCCGCACTCGATCTTAGTCATGTACTGGCGCGGGCAATTCATCCGCGTGGCGAGCTGCGACTGGTAAAGGTGCCGGTCGTGCCTCACGTTGCGGATGGCTTGGCCGATAGAAGCATCAACTCTCATCCGTGCTTCTCCTTCATCTCAGCCACGCGCCTTGCGTCCTTGAGCCGGTGGGCGTGGGCTACCTCTACGCCGGATTGGTTGGTCTTGGGGACTGCGACGGCCTTGGTGCGCCCTATCCAGCGGACAGAATGGCAGGCGATGCCAGGAGGGGCGTTGCAGGTAGGACAGTGGGCTGTGCGTGCGAATTGCTCATCTGCGGGGGTGTGGCGCTGGGCCGGGACGATCTCAGGCATGGGTGGGAGTGCTCCTTGCGTGCGCTGGTGGGGCGGGGACTAGCTGGCCTGAGAGAGATTCTCGGAGGGTGTTTCGGTGAAGCGTTCGGGGAACATGAAATGGATCTCGTCGTAAGGCGTCCCAAAGAACCGAGCCAGCACCTTTGCCGACTTGAGGCGCATGGGACCGCCACACTCCGCACGGGAGATGGTGGATTGGTTGAGGTTCGTCTGTTTGGCGAGGTCGATCTGGCTCAAGCCCCGAGCTCTACGAGCTTTTTCTAGGGGGGTGAGGCATCTTTCAACTGGCTCCATGCATCTTGCTCCTGTAATATGCGTATGAAGCATGACACCAAATTAGCCGATATGTCAATATCGCATGGAGTGACAAAGGCTGTTCACGCATAATGAAAGGATGAATGATATGGGAGCACGACTGAAACAGCTTCGTACATCAGTGCATATGAGTCAGGGCGAACTCGCTCTGGCAACAGGACTCGAGCAGTCCACCATCTCGCGTATTGAGCGGGGTGAAATTGAACTTGTCTCCCCGGCCGCAAAAAAAATATCGGCGGCTCTGGGAATTTCCTTGGTGGGACTGCTCGGTGTGGCTCATAATGTATCCCCTGCCCCTCTTGGAACAAGACGACTCCCCGTGCTTGATTACGTCCAGGCTGCGAAGCGTGCAAGAGGTCAGGTAGGCCCGCAGGATTTGACAATGAAGCGATTCGCTGTGACCGATTTATCGCAATCTGCCAATAGTTATGCTCTAAACATCGAGGGTGACTCCATGGAGCCGGAGTTCGACGCCGGCGATCTGGTGGTCATCGACCCCGATGTTCCGTACCAGCCAGGAGACTACGTTGTAGCTGTTGGAACGGAAGGCAAGGCCACCTTCGGAAAATATAAGGCGACCGGCGTCAACAGTGAGGGTGCGGACACGTTCGAAATCGTCCCACTCAATCCCTATTACGCACCGCTGAGGTCCGGCCTTCTCAGCCTGACGATCGGTGGCGTGATGGTGGAGCACCGCAAGTTCCGCCGCAGGTAAAAGACTCTTCCATCTAAGCCCCACGCGAACAGAGATATCCGCGTGGGGCATTGACAGGTCTCGCGATATGCATTAGGGTCATATCCAAAGTAATACGCCCAATGCATATCAAGGCCAGCAATGTCACCTAACACACAGACTTTCGAGAGCTTAGGGCACGGAAAAGGCCCCACTCCGCCAAGTTGGATCCAGTCGCCCCCAATGACGAAGGGCGGTGGCAAGGCAGTGTGGGGCTCAAGAGGAATCCTAGCACGCGGCAACGCTGGTGCACCTCATAAAATAATTCTGTTTATCTCTGTAGACAAATTACGACAAGACGTGTAACTTCGACGCATCGGGTATTGGAGCCCGCGAACAATGACAACCCTCGGCACACATCCTTTTGTACCCGGAGCCTCGAAGCTAGGCGCTCCGATCCCTTGTCAGCGCTGCACTCACGATGCCGCGCACCCCGTTCACGACTGGCTCTCGCACACCGCTTCATGGTGGACGGTTGTCCTCGCGCCGATCACGCCCGAGGAGATGGTGCAGCTTCCCAACCTTCTCACCGCAGACGGAGGCCGCTAATGCCGATGACTCTCCCATGGGCTGATCCCAACAAGTGCGAAGCGTGCGGCGGCTGCGGCAAGGTCGTCAGGCAGTTCTCCAGCGCTCGGTATACCTGCGGATTTGAGACCAAGGCTGTCACATGCGATGCGTGCCAGGGCAGCGGTCGCAAGATGCCGGTGTCCCTCGTCCACGACGGCAAGGCTGCTGCGGCGGGTGAGCGATGAGCAACCTCGAGACCCGCAAGACCAAGCTGCAGTTCACCACCGCCAGCACGTTCCGTGACGGTCGCAAGCCCCGGCGCATCGTTGCCGAGGTTGAACCCACCTTCATGTATATGCGGCTGGCCGGTACGCGCACTCGCTACGCCATCCCGTTCGACGCCATCATGTCGGCGGCGGTGAAACTCCACGTTGCAGCAGAGCGGCGCGAGAAGGATGCCGCGAAGAAGAAGGGAGGCCGCTAGTGGCCTACATGTTCGGACTCGAATACACGCTCCTCACCTGCGCCACCTGCTCCCGCGACTGCAACGCCGACGACGAGACCATGACCAGGCTCGACGATGACTACCAGTGCGAGGAGTGCCGCGAAAGCTGCCCCTGCTGCGGTGAGTGGATCACCGACGAGACCATCAAGATGTACGGCAAGGTCGTCCACTGGCGCGACTACGTGCTGGACGGCAAGCTGGTGACCATGCACTGCGACTGTGCCGCCTCTACCTTCCTCACCTACCTCAACCCAAACTTCGACGACGACTACACCACCCGTGGCGAGATTGCCGCCGCCGTCGAACCGCACTACGCCGAGGCGCTGGTCCAGGCCAAGTACCGGGATGCGGTCTGCATCGGGCGCAACGGCTGGTTCTACATCTTCAAGCGGATGGCCGTGACTCCCCACTTCACCGCCAGCAACATCGTTGACTTTGGCCGCAGTGAGCGCGAGGCGTGGATCAACGCCGGCAAGGAGGTCCGCAATGCTGCATAGCAATAGCAACTGGGGCGGCATCTGCGGTGCCTGCTTCCTCCTCCTGCTCTGCGTGGCCATCCTTGCGCTCTCCGAGTACGAGGATGAGGTCAGGGACTTCGTCTGCCGCTGCCTTGGCCACATCGCGGCACCCAGCCCCGAGGAGGCAAGCGACTATGAGTATCGCTGACATCCTCCAGTGCATCGTCCTCTTCGTCGGCTCTGCCTACATGCTCTGCGCCCTTGGCGTGGCTACCCTCCGCTGGAAGCGTCGGAGGCGCTGGTAAGCGTAACTTGTCGTAACTCGTCGTCTCCCTGATACAACTTAGACACAGCCAAACGGCTGAAAAGGGAGATATCACCTGTGAAGAAGACAACCGTAAAGAAAGCAGCCAAGCGAGTGACCGAAGCCAAGCGCAAACGGGGACCAAAGCCAGATCCGGCGTCCGAGCGCATGGCCTTCCGCCTCACGTTAGACGAGAAAGGCCACCTGCACACCCTGGCCGTCAATGACCGCCGCACCGATTCGAACTATATCCGCGAGATTGTTCTAAAGCACCTGAAGGAAAATCCACCACCCGAGTGAGGTAACACCATGGCAGCACAGCCCCAAGTAATGAGCCCCAGCGAATTTGAAGAGGAGACTGGAGAAGCGGTTCCAATCTCAGGGACCGCCCTCTCCGTCCTCAACCGTAGCGAGATCGAGCAGCAGATCGCCGCTGCCGAGAAGCGACCACGCTCCATTGATAAATTCCGTATGGAGTTGGAGAAATACTCCACCCTCACCCCCGAAGTCGCGCTGACGATGTTCTATTCGCTCAAGCGCGCTGATAAGCCCATCGTTGGCCCCTCGGTTCGATTTGCCGAGGTCATGGCGATATGCTGGCGCAACCTGCGCGCGGGTAGCCGTCCCCTCGGCGCTGACTCCACCACCGTATCCGCTCAGGGTCTTTACTACGACTGTGAGACCAACGTTGGGTTCACTGTCGAGGCGCAGCGCAGCATCATGGGCAACCGTGGCCGCTTCTCTAACGACATGATTACTGTCACAGGGAACGCCGCCGCATCTATCGCTTACCGCAATGCCATCTTCAAGGGCGTCCCGCGTGGGCTCTGGCTGGACATCTACGAGAAGACTAAGGCTTGCGCCGTAGGCAAGGTGGAGAGTTTCGCAGCAACCACCATGAGCGCCATGGAATACTTCGCCAAGTCCGGCGCCACCGAACTGATGGTCCTCAACACCCTCGGCGTAAAGTCCGTCCGCGACATCACCGCCGATCACATCCTCGTGATGCGCGTCTGGGCGCATGAGCTCAAAGAGGGGGAGAAGTCGATCGAGGACATCTTCGGCTCTCAGGCCGACGCCGAGATTGAAGACATCATGGACGAACTCGACTGGTCGGGAGCGCAGAAGACTATGGCGAGGAACAACCATAAGGGACGCCGTGACGAGTTGCTCGAGTTCCTCCGCACCAAGAAGAAGGAAGCGGACGCCGCCACCGGCAAGACGCCTGCGGCAGCCAAGACGACCGCGAAACCGAAGGAGTCGGTAGCACCGGACCCTACGCCTACGCCTGCCACTGCGGAGCAATCTACTACGTCCGCGCCGGAGACGAAGACCCAGGAGAGTGCTCCCGCTGCATCTGGGAAAGCCCAGACGACAACGGCGGCGGCTTCGACGTCGCAGGCAAGTAAGCCAGCAGCCAGCAAAGAAGAGTGGTAGCACTCCAACCCTCGGCGGGTGACGAACTCACCCGCCCCTTTTGAAAGGCACGTCCCATGCGCCAATACCGTGAAGATTTCGCCAAAGAGAAGGCCCACCTGACCGCGTGCTGCGTGGCCAATGGCTTCGAGATTACCTTCCTGAACCCCGGCCATCCCGTCTACCAACTCGCTAAAATAACCGGCCCCGACTTCTGCATCATCGCCTATCCCCACAAGACATCAGCGGGGAACCGGCACATCCGCCTTCGACAGCAGGGGTCCAAGAATGTCGCCAGAGCCTATGAGGTCATTGCCGCGCTTGATGTGGAAGCTGGCTACAACTGCACCTTCCAGACGAAACATTCATCCTCTCGGACGCCAAGAAAGTACACACCATGCGCGTAATCCCACCACTCTCTCAGTCTCTCGTCGAACTCGGCTCCTGCCCGGAGTCCTACGTTCATCAGATCATCGAAGGGAACAAACAGGCCGACTCCATCCAGTCCGAGCGCGGTACCGAGGTACATCACGTCGCTGCCGAGTACACCAGGCACTGCGTCAAGCATCGCGTCCCCGTCGACTTCGCCTACTTCGACAAGCTCTCCGCCGCCGCTGGCCCGGTCGCCGGTCCCATCCTCGACAACCTGCGCGATACCTTCGTGGTCGACTTCGAGCACGTCCTGGCCTGCGAGGTTCGCTTGCGACTGGACGACGACCTCAATCCAACCCTCCTTGAGCGCACCTCTGGTGTCGGTGGCATCATGCACAACGAGGATGAGATGGTTGGCGTTGCGTACAGTTCCGGCACCGCCGCCCACGCCGGCACACTCGACGTTCTTATGATCAACGACGACCTCAGCGAAGCTCGTGTGCTCGATTACAAGAGCCACATGCGCCCGTTCGAGCCTGACACCTACCAGTCGGAGTTGTATCCATTCATGGTCCTAAAGCACATACCCACTGTTCAGAAGGTCACCTTCAAACTCATCTTCGTGCGATACGGGTTCAACGTCATCCGCGAAGTGGTCTGGCTGCGCGAGGACATGCCGGAGATGGCGGTCCACATCAAACGGGCCCGGGAACGCCAGCTTGCGCTCGAGGCAGCGGGCGAAGGACCGGCGCTCCCCGGCTCCCACTGCCAGTACTGCCCGAAGATCACGAAGCCGACGCTCTGCTCGATCGCGGAGTTCAATCCACAATCGAACACTCCGATGGATGAGCGGTTGCGCTTCACCATTTGGGCAGCGGAACAGGCGAAGGTCAGTAAGGCCGTGATGAAGGATTACGTGGACGCCAGGGGCAAGCCGATTACCTGCTTCGACGCCAACGGCAGGGCTACGGAGTTCGGCATTCAGGACACCGAGGAGACCATCTACCCGCTTGATAAGACCTCGTTCGCCCTGCTTGACCGGCACATGAGCGTGTCGCCCAAGGATTCGTTCGAGACGATGAAGCTGCGCATCAGTTCCACGTCGATCAAGCCGAAGCTGAAGGCTAAGTTTCGCGCTGGTCTGGCGGAGGCGTTCGAGAACTCGGTCATCATGCGCGAGAGCAAGCCGAAGTTCGGCATCCGTAAGCCTGATGGGGATATCGACACCGGGTACGCACAAGGGGAGGACTTTTAGCCATGGTTGAGTTCACAACAGCAGACGGCAAGGTTCGCATCAACCCAGCGCTGGTGGCGGCCCTCTATCAGGTGGAGGGTGTCGAGCACACAAACGTAGTTCTCTCTGATGGTCTGAACTACTACGTACCTGGCACGCTTGCCGAGGTCGACGACAAACTCACCAATTCCTACACCGACATCCGCTACGTGGCCTTCGTCCTCGAGGCGCTATGCGCGCACCTCAAGGTAGAGATCGTTCCGCCCTCGCAGCTAAAGGTCGAGGTCATCACACCAACTGAACCGAAGGAAGAGAACCCCACATGAAAATCACGAGCCTCAAACTAGAGAACTTCCGTTGCTTTACTGCCCTCGACGTAACTCTGTCCAACCGCATCTCCGTGCTGCGCGGTCCCAACCACGTCGGCAAGTCCACATGGGAGCAGGCTATCCAGTACGCGCTCACCGCCCGCAGCGAAGGCACTAACGCGGCAGGCGCCGGAGCCGACGAGACCCTGATCCGCAACGGTGCGGACATCGCCCGCGTCACCCTCGGTCTGGAGGTCGACGGTGAGCAGAAGAAGCTGCGCGCAACCCTCTCCCGTAAGAGCGGACGCGCCATCGCCACCAAGGACGCGGACGGCGTAGACACCACGCACATCATGAACCCGTGGCTCCGCGACCAGGCGGAGGTTATCTCCTGCCTGACGAACTCGCGCTACTTCGTGGATCTCGATCCGGCCAAGCAGAAGGACATCCTCTCCGGCATCGTGCTGCCAGCCAAGTGGGACGGCTGGGATAAGGAAATCATCGCCGCATCGGAGAAAGTCGGTCTCGAAAGCGCTGCCTTCTTCGCCAACGAGCATCCCTTCCATGTCATCAGTTGGAGCTACGACGCAGCGTTTGAAGCCCGGAAGAACGTCAACCGCGACCTCAAGAACTTCATTGTCCCGAACGCCGATGTAGCCGACGCAGGCGACACGCTGGAGATCAAGGCGAAGCTTGTTCAGCGCCGCGAACAACTCACCGAGGCTCAGAACAAGCGGGCGAAGATGGTTGCTGGCATCGTCTCCCCGGAGGTCCACGCAACCCGGAAGGCAGCGGTACAGGCCCGCATCGACAAGGCGGAGACCAAGCTGGCAGACGAGAACCGTAGCCTCACCGAGCACCAGGGCAAGATCCTCGACAGGAAGCAACTCAAGGCGAACAAGGATGCAGCCGCGCAGAAGTCCCACGCTGCCGAACTCGACACCAAGATCGCCACGCTCGAAATTGAGATCAAGACCGGCGCTGCCGCCATCGCCAAGGTGGACTCGCTCGAGGACAAGTGCCACACCTGCGAGCAGGCCATCACTGAGGAGACGAAGGCCATCATCATCCGGCCGCTGTTCGAATATCAGGAGAAAGCGAAGGCCGTTCTAAAGAAGACAAAGGAGGATCGTGCTGCTGTCGGAGACTTCACTTTCGCTGCCCAGGCGCTGCTCGACCATGCCGCGGCAGAGAAGGAGGTCACTCGCACTACGGAACGGCTACAGGAGGCTAGCCAAGACCTGAAGGCGGGCTACATGGACCTCGAAGCCATCGGCGAGGCTACTGTCGTCGACACCACGGACGTTGACGCGGAGATTGCCGGCCTTCAAGAGCGCATCACCAAGGGTACGGAAGTCCTCACCCGCACCACGGCAGCCAACGAGCGCAAGATCGCCTACGATGCCGCCGTCGTGAAGCTGGCTGCGCTCAAGGAGAAGTCGGCGCTGCTGGAGAAGCTGGTCGCCTACTTCGGACCCTCGGGCGTGCAGGCAACGCTGCTGCAGGAGTACGTGGGCGCGTTCAAGGAGTCGATGAACAAGGTGCTGGAGTCGTGGGGCTACCGTTGCCTGCTGACCTTCGACCCCAAGTTCTTCTTCGGCATCGTCACCGAGGGACCAACCGGCGCGATCGTGTGGGACTTGAAGACGCTCTCGAAGTCCGAGCGCTACCGCTTCGCCATCGCCTTCCAGGTTGCCCTCGCCATGCACACAGGCTTCCGCTTCGTGGTCATCGACGAGACCGACATGCTCGACAAGGAAGGAAAGGGCGGCCTGATGCAGCAGATCATCGACTCCGACCTCGACCAGGCCATCCTCGTAGGCACCGACGAGCGTGACACCATCTCCCCCGGCATGGCGGCCGCCGCAGACTTCTTCATGGTGTCGTCATCGCTGGTCGACGGCATCCCCACCAGCTCCGTCGCACGGCTGCAAGCGGCGATCTAAAGGCTCTGGCAACCTCAACCCCTCGCGGAGATTGCGCCGCCCAAACTGGAACAAGGAGAGCATCATGGACGGTTTGTACCCAGCATCAAACGCAGCAATGGGGAAGGCTCCACATTTCGACGGTCAGTGCCGCCCCTCAGATCGCGACATGCTCCTGAAGCAGTCGCAGAGCAATCAGGTGACGTCTGCGCCTCACCCTCCGCCTCCGACGACCATACGACTCGTCACAATGGTAGTGGAGGCAGCGAGGGGCGTGTATCGGGAGTCCCTCGAGTTGCTGGGAGCGACGGTCGGGGAAGTTCCCGAATCGGAAGCTAACCGCGACGGGCTCGACGGACTGAAAGGTGAACTCGCCTTAGCGATACGGCTTATCCACGAAGCCTGTGGCAACCTGTCGAACCTGCGCAAGATCACCGGCGTCTTCCTCCTCTGCCTCTTCCTCGGAGGCGTGGCGTTCGCACAGAAGCCAGCGGCACCCGCACCAGCCGACGACAACATTGCCTGCAGCAACAAGGTCCAGCCCACCACCGGCTTTACCGAGTGCGAGATGCTACGCCTGAGCAACTACATAAGCCAGATCAACTCCATCCAGACGCAAGCGGACGCGCAGAAAGGCCCGGTCGCTACGGACGCCAATGAGTTCATCGGCAAGGTAGTCGCCGTGGATCGGAACAAGGGCAAACAGTACGAGTCGCCCAGCAAGCAGTTCCCGCTCGGACGTCTGGTTCCGATTCCTCCGCCACCCGCAGCACCGGCAGCAGCGACACCGGCACCGCCGATCGGTCCGCACACCGGGCCACTCCCGACGCCAGAGGCCACGCCACCAGCAGCAGCAGCGCCAGCACAACCAAAGAAGTAGCACCCCAGGTGGGGCCTCGGCCCCGCCAACCCTTTCGAAAGCGAGTACCACCATGAGCGTCGAGGCATATCCGCTTTATTGGCCCGAAGGCTGGAAGCGCAGCCGCTGGACAGAACAATCGAAGTTCAAGACAGGATTCGGCGCCGCCCGCGTCTTCCTGTCGGCAGAGATCGCCCGCATGGGTGGCTCGAAGGTCATCATCTCCACCAACGTCCCTCTCCGTAACGATGGGATGCCGCGCTCTGGCTGCCCCGAGCCGAAGGACGCTGGCATCGCCGTCTATTTCCGCTACAAGGACAAAGACATGGTGTTCGCGTGCGATAAGTTCAAGTACACGCGAGACAACATCTACGCCATCGGCAAGACGATCGAGGCGCTACGTGGGATAGAACGTTGGGGAGCCTCCGACATGATGGAGCGTGCCTTCGCTGGCTTCAAGGCGCTGGCGTCCACGTCCGAGGAGAACTGGTGGGATGTACTCGGGTGCCTGCCAGACGCCACGCATGAGGCTATTCAGACTCAGTTCAAGGCCCGTGTACGTGCGGCACACCCTGACTCTGGCGGCTCCGTCGAAGCCATGCAACGCCTCAACGTCGCCCGCGACCGGGCACTGGCACCGAGATAGCCATGGACCAGCGTCCCCCACTCCGGTTCCCCGCACAAAGGAAAGCCCGCGCACCCCGCAAACTGAAGCCTGCGACGAAGGACTGCCAGCGTTGTGACAATCTTCTGAACCGGAGGATGTTCGTAGAGTTCGGCGACGGGAAGCGACACTACGAAGCCACGCTACCGGAGCGGTGCGAGCACAAGGGGCGCCTCTATACGCTCAACGGCCTGCTGACGATGACCCTCTGTATCTGCTGCATTTCCGCTCTACGCAAGAAGGCCACCGTCACGGTGCGCCAAGTGAGAACCAAGTAGCACCCCTAGAGACACAGGAGATGAGAGCTATGAGCGAAGTTAGAACGGTTAGCTTTCAGCAGCGTCAAGTGAGAAAAATATGCGATTGCGCCTGCACCAAGTTCGGCTATCGGATTTACATCGTGAAAATCAACAGGGGCGCGATTATCGGCAAAGGTAATTCACTATATGGCGCTTACGTCCGCGCATATCAATTTCTGACCCGGAGGCCCAATGACACCCAATCCTGACCCACAACCGAGCGATTTGAAGATTGGAAGCACGATTTATCGCAGGAATGGCACCCCAGTAGAAATCACTGCCGAGACAAAAGTTAGCTGGATCGTCGGAGGACCGCACACGTGGGACCAACACAAAATAAAGAAATCAGCCATGCGAAAAGGTAACAGCGGGGAGCGTTGGGTCCAGTTCTTTGTGAATCGACAGGATGCGCTAGATTGCGCCTTTGCTGGCGCGAATAGATACCGGATCGGGTCGCTGGTGCAGGGTTGTGATGATGGCAAGCTACTGCGAAAGATAGCCGAGATGGTTGGCTATGAACCGGAGGCACCGCATGAAAACTAACTTACCCGAGGGAGCTACCACCCAACCTACCCCAGCCGTAATTTGTGTTGATCCAAACTGCGCTACGTGTGCGGAGGGACGGAGAATTGATGCCGAGCACGAAGCGCATTACGGAGCCAAACCCCAACCTATCCAAAATACCCCAGCCAGCGACGAGTTGAGAGATTCACTAAGCCGCGAGTTCGAGTGTGGCTATGCTCAATTGAATCCTACACAGAAAGTTCTGGTTGACCGGAGGGTTGAGCAACTGTCCGCACCCCTCCCGAGCGCAGGGAGTAAGCCAGCGCCACCTGACGATACGCCGAGTGCCCAGAATCGCAATGGGCTGTGCTGGTTTGGAGATGGAAGCTGCAATAATCCTCAGACCAGTAGAACTTTTTACTGCGCCGAACACGAATTCAAACCCGTCCAAGAGGTAAAGTCACGCAAAACATATTCTAAAAATGGCTATTGGATTTGTCGCTGCGGAGTAGTGGCTATGCCCCTGACTGATGACACAAGTTGCGATTGCGGAGATATTTATGAGCAGGAGTGGAACTTTGTCGAGATATCAAAGCCCGCCTCGCAGCCTGTAGCGGATGGAGGGGGATTGCCACCAACCGACGCCGAGTTCCTTTCGCGTGCGGAGAAGTTCATGGCCGATGCCGCCAAACTTGATAACGCCCCCATTGGCTACATGGTCGCAGCAGCCTTCAAGAATGAGGATCGCGCCCAACGTGCCGAGCGCCAACTGGCATCCTCTCAGGAAGCTCTAAGAGTCGCAAGGGAGGAGAATGAGCGGCTAAAGGCTGAGGTAAAAGCCGCCGACGACTGCACGCTGACAAATTATCGACTCTATGTGAATAGCGAGAACGCCATTTCTCCATTAAATGCCGAGTTGGAGGCGTTGCGCGAAAGGATGCAGCAGGCCGTGGAGAAACTGAGTACCGTAGGAATAAAAGCTGGATCATTGAACAGGGTACATTTCAACGAAGCCCTATCCTTACTCTCTCCAGAGGGGAGCAGCACCTAGTAGTAGCATCTAACCACCACCCATCTAAAAGTTGTGGCCGCGGGATTTCACGCAAAGGTCGTTCAGTCAATCGACAGGACCCTTTGCATGAGCCTCGAAGCCCTCTTCAAAAAGCGTTGCAGCCAGCAGTACCGCGATATGTCGAAGCGGTGCCAGCCGAAGCTCTGGTCCAAGGGCAAGAAGAAGGGCAAGGTCCGCGTCGCCGGCCTCAAGTCTCTCCCGTTCTGGCGGGACGAGCTCTGGGACCATGTCACCGCCCAGGTGCCGGCAGGTGGCGCAGACTGCCCCTACTGCGTCGCGCTCGGCCGCCGCACCATCATCTTCCTCGACACCTTCGTCCTCGACCACCACGAGCCGCTGAAGTGGATAGAGACCGGCGCCGACCCCGCGTGGATATGGCGTCTGGAAAATCTCGTCTGCGTGTGCAAGGACTGCAACAACATCAAGGGCTCGATGAGCTACCCCGCGTTCATCGTCATCTTGCGCGACTTCATCCCCGACTTTGACCCCAGAGACCAGAAGTACCTCACCGCCTGCCTGAGAACCCACGGCCAGGTGATGCGGGGCTATGGGAAGAAAGATGAGCCCCCCCTGGAGTTGCCGAAGTTGGCAGCCCCACCACAACAACGCACCCTCGACGACGACTTCTAAGGAGCATCCGCATGGCTACCTTCCTCCCGAAAGGGAAACGCATTCACCTCAAACTCCGCAAGGCTACGCTCAACCGCGGCGGCTCGACGCGCCAGCACAACTTCAAGCTCGAACTCGACCTGACCGAAGGCGACGACGTCCTCACTGGCTTGCCGGAGTGGATGCAGAACGCCTTTACCAACCTCGCGCAAATCGGCAATTGCGCCGAGGAACAGAAGTTCGACGTCGTCTTCAACGACCATACCCTCGAGTTCTTCGGCTCCGGCAAGGCGAAGCAGAAGCTGTTCCCCGTGGTGCTCAAGGCGAAGCTCTCAAAGTTCGTGATGACGCGCACCGGCACCGAGGACGAGGACGTCGAGGTAAAGCTCGTTTTCACCGCACTCTTCGACACCACCAAGCAGATCCACGAGTGGGTGTTCGACGACGAGGACTCGGAACTCTGGATGACGGCCGAGTCGCCGCAGCTTGACCTCAACCTCAACGGGGTTCAGGAGAAGAAGGAAGACAAGGAAGAAGAGGACGAGATCGACGCGCAGCAACGCCGTAAAGAGGAGGCAGGAGCACGCACCACTCCCCTGATTCCGCTTGTCCCTCGCCGCACCCCTGCCAGCAGCCCGCACAACTAACCCGCACGGGGTCGACGTCTGGCCCCTGCCGCACCCGCTGTAGAGAAGCACTCAGGAGAACACCGGAAATGGAAGAACAAGGAATTGGATGGGCAGTCAAGCAGATGCACAACGGAAGTCTCGTGCGCCGCGCCGGTTGGAACGGTAAGGGGATGTTTATCTTCCTCGTGAACGGTAGCAAGTTCACCGTCAACCGCGCACCGCTCAATGTGATCTTCCCTGAAGGCACGGAGATCAGCTATCGCCCCCACGTCGATATCAGGACGCCAGACGGAAGCATTTTCCCTTGGAACGCAAGCCAGGGCGATTTGCTGGCCACCGATTGGGAACTCGCCACTACGTAGCAACCAAGGCGGTCGCCAACCAGCGGCCGCCGCACCACCTGAAAGAGCACGATGCCCGAGCCCGTCAACGTCGAACTATCGCTCCCCGTCAACCAGCACGCAGAGATGACCATTCTCGGCGGCTGCCTGGTCGACGCTGCAGCTCTGGCAGACTCCTTAGACCTTCTCTCTCCCGACGCCTTCGCGCTCGACTCTCACCGCGAAATATTCTCCGCCATCCAAGCCATCAACAAAACTGGCGCGAGTGTAGACATCGTCACTGTCACCGACTACCTGCAAAAGAATAAGCGGCTGGCTGCGGTCGGTGGACTGCCTTACATCGCATCGCTCTCCGAAGGTCTCCCCCGCAAACTGTCCGTCGAGAGCTACGTCCGCATCGTCCACGACGCTTACCTTCAGCGCCAGCTCTACACCTTCGGAACGAGCGTCGCGGAGGGCGTCCTGGCCAAAGAGGACGAAGCCATGATCCTCATCGGAAAGGCGAAGCGCTGGCTCGCGTCGATAGAGGACGAGACCGGCGCCGACACGCCGATGGAGTCGGTCGGCCAGTACCTCGCGGATACCTATGCCGACCCCGAAGACGTGTTCATCCTCGATCCGCAGGAGCAGGGAACTCCATCGGGCTTCGCATGGCAGGACGACAAGACAGGCGGCTACGTGCCGGGTCGCCTCTACATCCTCGCCGCACGCCCGAGCATGGGCAAGACGGCCAAGGTCGTCAACGAGATATCGAACGTTGCCCTCAAAGCCAAGGTTCCCACCGCCGTCTTCACCTTCGAGCAGGACCGCAAGGAACTCCTGCAGCGCCTCCTCTGCGGACGCGCCACCGCCAACCTGACCGACTTCATCAAGGGCAGGAGCGACCACGGCGACAAGGCCGCCATCCTCAAGGCGTATCAGGACTATCAGCAAGCGCCTCTCTACTGGGACCATAGCCCCGGCCTGACGGTGACGCAGATCCGCGCCAAGCTCATCCGCCTGCAAAAGAGCCTGACCGAGAAGCTGAAGGTTGTCTTCATCGACCAACTCAGCTTCATGAAGTGGGACGACGTTTACGAGAAGGGGCAGCGCACCGACCAACTCATCGGCAGCATGACGCGCGGACTCAAGCGCATGGGGCAGGAGCTAGGGGTTGCCGTCGTCCTCGTGTGCCAGTTGGGACGCAGCGCCACCAAGAACAAGGACGCCCGCCCGACGCTGGCCGACCTCAAGGAATCTGGCTCGATCGAAGAGAACGCCGATGTCGTGGCCTTCCTCCATCGCGCCGAATACTACGACCGCACCGATCCATCGTTACGCGGGAAAGGAGAGTACATCATCGCCAAGCAGCGCCAGGGGCCCGTAGGCTCGCACGTCCTGAAGTACATGGCCCAGTCCGTCAAGTGGCTGGACGAGTGGACACCGAAGGACGGCGACGACGACGGAGAACAAATCCCGTGGTAGATACCAGCGCAGCACAACCGAGAGGAGCACTATGCACGATCCCGTAAACAACAGGCTTGTAGCCGTCACGCCCGCGTTGGCTGGCAAGTTCGCAGGACCGGAGTCGGAGCTTACCCCGACCGAGCGAGTTCAACGCGACTGGACCCGCTTCAACGAAGGCGAACTGATCTCCATCAAGGGCGTGATGTTCTACGTCCACGAGATTGGCGAATCCCGCATGGTTCTGAAGCTCAAGAAGTAGCCCGCACCCAACCATCCACGCAGCACTCACCGCACAAGGAGCGCACCAATGCAGGTTACCGACACCGTCCGCGCAGTCCACACAGCAGGCGCCATCCGCCGCGCCTTCTTCGCCACCGTCCTCAGCGTTCAGCCATCCCTACCCGACGACATCGGGACCAACGGCGAACCCACCATCACCATCGGCTTCCTCGACCCCGCCATGCTCCACATGGTCGGCGGCGTCGGGTTCGGCAATGCATTCCGGCGCATCACCACCGTGCGCCACGTCAGCCACGACGAGGTACAGACCAGCGCGGCAGAGTATTGCTGGACCGACCTGCTCCCGAACGACGGCGGCATCATCGTCATCGCAAGCCTCAACATGGACGACCTCAACGAGCCGGCCGCGCAACCATCGGAGCCAGAGGACACCATCGGCACCATCGTCTACATCAACCACAACAACGATCTGGAGGTGTTCCACGGCGGAGAAAATATGTTCCGGGTTCACTTTGAGGGAGAGGACTTCGACTTCAGCGACCTCTTCTCAGCAAAAGTCTTCGTGGACGCCAAGCCAGCAGCCAGCATCGAAGGCTCGCCGCGGGACTTGCTCGGGCACCAGATGTTCGGCGAGGACTCGGAAGAGGTCGCGAAGGCCCGGTACGAGATCCACAAGAAGCAGTTGCAGGCAGCGGAACCGCTCTTTACCGGAGTCTTCGATCGTGGGGAAGCGTTGGGACCGGAACGATTCGCTGCCGTCTCGAATGGCGTGACGATCTGGAACTACGCTACCCGCGATGAGGCCCAGTCCTACCTTGAGAAGTATCAAGCGGGAAACGCCCCACCGCAGCCCAGCGCCGCCGACCTCGACGCGCACGCAGCCGAGGACCAAGCGAAGGAAGCTACCGAAACACCGGGGTTCCAGAAAGTAGCAGACGACGCGGCAGCACTTCACGCGGCTCCGGAGGTTCCCACGGAACTGGCGATCGAGACGAAGGTGTACACGGACGGCACGACTGCGACCGGAGTAGCCCCGCTTCCCGAACAGTCACCGGCACAGCAGGACGCAGAGCAACTCCCACCTGACTCTCCTGACCCACTGGCAGCACTGTAACCACCACGGCGGGTCTCTTCGGAGGCCCGCTCTTACTATGCCAATGAATGAACCCCTTTGGTGGCTTACGAAAGACGGCGACAGAGACTGCCTCGAACTCTACGAGCGGCATTACTCTGCGTATCGGTACAAGGACGGCCGGAAGCGAACGCAGTTTGTGGGACCAGGGGAAAAGGTCGTTTTACGGACGAGGGATGCAGATGCGTTGTTTGTTTGGCGAAACTTCATCGACGACAGCGGGCAAGTCGGTATCAACTGCGCCATCTTTAGGAATGAAGGAGCGCATCGCAGCTCGGACCTCATTCGCCAAGCGGACGCAATTGCTGATGCGCTCTGGCCTGATAGCAGGCATTACACCTACGTCGCACCGGAAAAGGTCGCGTCAAGGAATCCTGGCTATTGCTTTATCAAGGCCGGATGGCAGCGATGCGGGCGAACCAATACCGGGCTACTAATTCTTGAAAGACTCTAACGCCCCATCCGCTTCTTATTCCGGATGTCGAACCGCCCCACCTTCGAACTCTTCCCCAGCCGCGAGATGAACCGCTCCGCCGCAATCTGCGCGCTGGTAGCGTTCAGTCCTTCAATCAACTTCTCCAACTGCTTCGCCGGAGGTATCGGCTCCGACTTGGGGAACTGCATGACGACATACTTGAATGCAGCGTCAAAAGCATGGTTGTCTTTATCGACTACCTTCTCCGTTTGGTTCTGGGTCATCAGTTGCCGCGCAGTGAGTTCGGCTCTCCGAATACGCTTGACCTCCCACAACAGGTTAGGCGAGTCGTAGGGGTGTAGCCCAGGCTGGCGCGCATCGCTCTCATTCCGGCACACAATGTACATCTTCGGTTTCTGGCTGTGGAGTTGTCCCCAGAGGTCGTCCTGAATCCGCTGAACGACGGCCAGGTCACTGCGTTCCCCCTCATACTTACGCAGTGACAAGCCAAGGTTCCTATATATAGATGCCGCGGCGACTAGCTGGCCTTCCTTGGTCGGCTCCTGGTCCCAGAAGATCGATGGGTCTGCATTGATCCATCGCATACGCTTCAGGTCGGGCATCCCCTTACCTGTGGGTTCTCCCGCTTCGTTCAGACCAAGAATCTCGCGGGTGTTGCTGGCAATGGTGTTGTCCCAGTCTTTCGTCTTGTAGCGGTAAAACTCGCCCGCGAAGTACTTGTTGCCCTCATGGTCGATGTAGCACTTCTCCAGCGTGGTCGGGTTGGTACTCCCGTGATCGAAGCCTCCCACCACGCCCCACTCCGGATTAGGTGCCCACGCTGGGTCTCGGATGACGATGACCGAACCGTAGCGGGTCAGGATGTCAGCAAAGACACGCTCACCGCCGCCCGCTTCGTCGACGATCTCGTACTCCCGCTCCCAGCCAGACTTGTTGCTGTCGTACTCCAGCCGCTTCATGTCGTACCAAGCTTTGCCTGCGGGTGTGGCTGGATCTCGGTCAGGGTCCGCAGAGTAGTGGATGCGTCCCACGGGGATGCCATTCGCCTTGCGCTTCACAGAGAAGCCGCGCACCACTTCGACGAGGGTCTGCTTCGGCACCCGGCTCAACTCCTCCAGCGCTCTGGCAAGTTCCGGGGTCATACGGCATCCACGTCGCGCCGGAGATCGGAATAAGGGCCGATGCCAGCGGAAGAGTTGAAGACGATCTTCTGTGCGCCCGTGCCCAGAGCGTTCGAGAGGCACTGAACGGCGTCAGGCTGGAACGAACTTTCATCATTGAAATACGACCACGGGTGATACGAACGGATAGCCTCCGCGCCTCCGGGTAGACCGATGATCTTGCCGCCATGCGCGAACTCGAGAACGTCCGACGCCTGCTGCTTGCTCGGCTTTACCAATGGGAACGCCTCGCGCAACCACATCGGCTGACAGTCGTAGAGGCACTTCGCGTAGTCGACCATCTCCTCCATCTTCGTTTTGACGAGAGTCTGAAAGATACACTCACGCGCCGGAACCATCATCGCCTGCCAGGTGAAGTACCCGACGATGCCCCAGGTCACCATCATGTCGCGGGACTTCTCCCAGAAGGTGATCTTCTCCGCGTGGATGAGGTCGAGCATCGGTTCAAAGTACGGCTTGTTCGGGAACGGCTCGAACGGGCTGTTGCAGCCTTCCTCCTGCCAATGCGGGTTGAAGGTCTTCGTGCTGGTACTCAACCAGCGCCAGGGCGTAGCTGTAGCCTCCCGCACCCGCCGCTGCGTCTCCTCGTCAGAAGTAGCGGACGCCTTCTGCTGTGACCTTGCCCGCTCCTCCTCAATCTGGTTGACACGATGCCGCGCCACAGCCCGCAGGTACACCTCGTGCGGCGTCAGCTCGAGCAGGGCAGACAAGCTAGTTTACCCGTGGTGGCGCGAAGGCCCCATGCTCGGCGTAATAGCGCATCTCTTCGATCGTGCGGCCCTCGAAGAACTTGTCCGGATTCTTCAGCGGTTGGTCCAGACCGAGGATCCTGCCCATGGCTTCAGCCGCCGCGACCTGCCCGCTGATTGAGCCGCGTGTCTTTTCGACGGGGATCTGCGACAACTCATCCAGCCTCGAGAGAACGTAGTCACGGGTGTAGCCCTTGCTGTGCAGGAGCCGCACTTCAGACTTCACCATCTCGACCATCATTCGTTCGCGGTAGACCTCGATGTACTTCTGGACCGGCTTGCGATGGTAGACCCGACTCGACTCCTCCGCCGTGTAGCCACACTTCTTGCCAGCATCGACGATGCGCTTCGTCTGGTTGGTGTTCGTGGTGCCGTCGCCCTTCATGACGAGGTGACAGAACAGGGTCTCCACTTGGCCGAGCGGAGGTTCTTTGCGTGGTGCTCGCGGCTTCGCTGGCTTCTTCGGGGTTGCGGCCTTCTTCTTAGGGGTTGGCATCTGCTCTCCGTACTGCTTCCGGATTCCTTCGTAACAGGTTCATCCGTTTCTTGTCCATCTCAGGCTTCAGGATACGACGCTCTGCCGGCGTTGCGAGATTGTTATAAACCTCGCGTGCATCGGCGTAGCTCATATTCTTGAACTCTTTCTGGAGGTACTCTGTGTGACCCGCCTTCAGCGCCATGTGCATGGAGCGCACCGTAGGCGCCTTCACGATCGCATCCTGGTCCTGCCGGTCCTTCACCTGCTGCGGGGTCAGCGGTGTGCGGCGTGCGCGGAGTATCTCCTGCATCCTTGCCTCTGCCGGGGTCAGGTCGCGCTCTCTCGATGTGGGACTCAGGCCCGCAGTCTTCAGCACCTTCGTCATGGTGGACTGGCCGCCGTGCTTGTCGGTGAAGCCCTGCGCCGCAATCGGCTTCGGCAGCCCGTACTTTACCGCCTCCGCCACCTGCTGATACAGCGGTGCGTTCGGGTCGTAGACGTAGTTGTTGAAGAAGTCGCGGTTTTCGAGGAGGTCCACGAAGTTACCCGCTGTGCCAGACATGGATCCACGGACGTACTCGCGGGGATGCAGATAAGCGTGCTCGAAGTCCTTGAAGCCAGTCGGCAGCGAGATACGCTCCGGCTTGCCCGTGCGCGCATCCACCTGGCCGGTGCGCGGGTGAGTCATCTCTAGGAGCAGATGCCCGTCGTCACCTTCCGCGAACTCCCACGGGTACTTCTCCGTCCACAACTTCGTTAGGATCGTGCCGAGGACCACCGTCGCCGCCGCCATGCCGAGGAGCCAAGCCTGATTCATCCCAATCTTCGGGACATACTCGCCGGCTGGCCGCTGCTTCTTGCCTGCCTTCGCGTCTTCGATCATCGCCTGAATAGGGTCAGCAAACGCATGGTAGGCTTCCGGACCCGCCGCGGAACCAGCCCCGCGCCAGTTGCCCAGCTTCCACGTAACCGAGCGGAAGTTGAATTGCGCCACACTCTTGAACGTGTTGTTCCACAGGATGTTCGAGAAGTTCATCTCACCGAAGCGGTTCTCAGCGGTGTCGATGACCTTGCGCGCTATCGCCGCCCGGGTGGTGTCACCGTTCGCGAGCGCCGTCCGGTTCTCGACGAGCTGCTGTGAATACTGCGCCAGCGCGAAGCCTAATTTGAGACGTGGAATGTAGTGTTCGAACAGAGGCGACATGATGACCTCGTTCGCCCAAGGCATCAGCCGGAGCATTGCACCGCCGTAGTTCTTGTCGGTGATGGCCTGCCGCACCGACTTCATCATGGACACCTTGTAATCGGGGTTCATGCCCCACTGGTAGCCGCCCGTGAATAGATCGTCCATCATCGCCGGAGCGTCCGGGTGCTGCTGTAGGAAGGAAGCCCCACGCTTTGTCTTGGCGAAGTTCTGCAGGTTGTCTACCATCTTGAGCAGGCTGCCGCCCGTGCGCGCCATCAGGACCGGCGCCGCCATCGACGTCGCAATCTCCTTGACGCCCTTCATCGCCTCCGTACCCTCACCCAGGCGGATACCGTTGTTCCACAGCCGTTGCACGCCGAGGCCGAACTGCGAACCCATCGCCTCCACCGTCTCAAAGCCGAAGTGGAACGGCGACAGGCCAAGCTCGATCATCGTCGAGATGTTCTTCGCCGCCATCAGAACCTTGCCGATCGCGTTCTCGCGGATGAGGTCGCGGGAGAGGTAGTTATTCAGCGTGCGCCCGGCAGACGGTTCCAGATACCACTCGCCCGCCTGGACCATGCCCTCGCCGGAGGAGGCAGGGAAGAAGCTCTTGGCGATACGGTCATCCAGCTTCACCCACCCGTCAGGCCGCTTATCGCCGGGTTTGACGAACTTGCGGAGTCCCAGCTTCTTCAAGTCGCGCCAGTGATCTTGAGCGGTGATGTACTGCATCATGCTCTGCTGCGCGAGGGTGAACATCTTCCACGGGTTCGTCGAGACCGGCACGCCGCCGTAGTGGATGCCCTCGGAGATGGTGTCGAGCGTCGCCCGCTTCATAAAGCCCTTGTCACCCTCGAACGGACGCCGCCCCTGGCCGACTCCGGGCCGCGCCGTCGTGTTGCCGTGGGTGCCACTGGGATCCGGAATAACCTTCCACAGCACGCGGTAGTGATCTTCCTTCGCCGTCATGCTCGGCTTGTAGACCTGCGCCCGGTCGAATGTCGCCTTGTCGATCGTCCGCATCAGCGTCTCAATCTTCTGCAGCGTCGGGTCGATCTGGCCTACTCCCATCTTGTAGCGGTCGATAAAGGCCAGCCGCGCCGCCTCCGGCATCTTGTCGAAGAACTTCTCGAGGCCGCCTTCCATCCGATCGAGCATGAACCGGGCTTTCTCCCGTTCACCCTTGGCCTTGAAGAGGGAGTCGAGCGCGTCCTGGTTGGCACCAATGCGGGGATAGAGGAGCGCCGCCGTCTGGATTCCTGCCTTGCGCACGGTCTCAAGGGTGGTGCCGATGTGTGGGGCAATCTCCTTCTCCCAGAGCTTCTGACCCTGTTCCACCATGAACTCCGCAACGATGTCCGCGCCAAAGAAGGAGGAGCGCAGGACAACGCCCTTCGATGGTGGCTTCTCCTCGTCCTCGTGGTCGTCGTCATTGGATAGCTCCTTCGACTCTTCCTCATCTTCCGCCTCGTCCTGCGTCTGGCCCGTATTGTCTGCCTCTGCGGTAACCGCCTGCGTCATGGCGAGGTCCCCGTCGAGGTCGCTCTTACCGATGCCGAGCGAGACGTTCACCTTCTTGAGTTCGGCCTGAACCTCTTTCAGTTCGTCGGCCTGGTCGGACTTGCCACCCTCGGCGTACTGCTTCAGCTTCGCGGCACGCTCCTCGGCAACCTTGATCGAGTCGAGCATCTCGCCAACCCTATCCGGCAGACTGCGGAGGCGTTGGTCGATCGAGCGGCCGAGCGACTCCATCGTCATCTTCGGAGCGTCGAAGGTCTCATCTCCGGTGTACGGCAGGTTGTAGCGAAGCACCTCTTCGCCAAGTCGCTCCGTCCGCATCACGGAGACGCCCTGCCCATTCATCGTCAGATAGAAGTTGCCCGGGGGAACCTCCATAGCCTTGAGGTATTCGAACGCGGTCTCTTTGTCGGTGAACTTCTGGCCGTCCACATCGAGTTGGTAGCCTTCGCCGTCTTTGCCGACCGCCTCCGCATACTTCGCCGCGGCTGATTCGACTGCCGCCATGCGTCCCTTATTGCGTGCCACCTGCCCCTGTGCCTCCGCGATGCGCTGCTGTGTGGCTCTGCGAGCCGCTTCCTCGCTACGCTGGAGAGACTGTAGCTGTACCAGCCGCCGCTCAAGCTCCATCTTCTGCTTCACTGCAGGATTGCCGGAGGCCGCAATCTTCATCTCCTCGGCAGACATCACCTGCTCGCCGGCCGCGTCGATCATCGTACGGCCGTGATACTTGCCCGTCATCACCTGATGGATAAACTCGGCCTTCGTCTGGAGAGTCTGCGCCATGTACGCATCGAAGCTCTTAGTGGTGAGATAGTTCGAGACGTCCACTACGGGATTGAGGTTGCCCTGGCGCTCGATGCGCCCACGTCGTTGCTCGAGGTCGCCCGGACGCCACGGCAGGTCAACATTGTGCAACCGGATCATCCGCGTCTGCGCGTTCATGCCGGCGCCCATCTTCTTCGTCGAGCCAAAGATCACCCGGAGGACTCCAGAGTTCATCTGGTCGAACATCCGCTGCTTGTCCTCTTTGGTCTTCGCCTCGTTGATGATGGCAATCTGGTCAGGCTTCATCCCCAATTTGAGGAGCTTGTCGCGCATGTCGTGATAAAGGTTCAGCCGGGTCTTCGGCTTAGCGCCATCTACACCCTCCTCGTAGGCGCGGAACATATCGAGGAAGACGGCTTGCGTGCCTTTCACGTCGCCAGCTTCACGGTAGGTTCTGAAGATTTCCTCGACCGCTTGGTTGATCTTCGAGTCAGGGTCGTCGGGGTACTTCGCATCGACGAGCCGCATGTCGGTCGCAGCCTTCCGCCCATCGGAGGTGATCTTCAGCATGTTGTCCACGCTGGGGTCTGGTTTAGCACCCTTCTTGCCGGAGACGGCCAGCGCCCGGTCCATCAACTCCTTCACGTACTCGTCGACCGCATCGGAAGCCGCTACCGTGATGATGGTCTCCTTGCCGTCCTTCAGCTTGGGAACAGGCAGGTTCAGGTCAGCCTTCGTCTTCACGTCGGTGAATGCCCGGAACATCTGCATCAGCTCGGGGACGTTGACGAACTTCGCGAACTTAGTGCGGGCCTTGTAGCTGCGCCCATCCGCCGACAGTTCCATGCTGGTGATCGCCTCGCCGAAGTTGGCGGCCCAGTCGTCGAAGAACTTGATGCCCGCCTTCTGGAGGATGTCTGGCGCGACGTACTTGTTCTGGCTGTAAAGCTCGGCCATGGTGTTCTGGACCGGCGTGCCGGAAGCGAAGATGACGCCGCGCCCGTTGTAGGTGTCCTGCAGGTACTGGGTCTTAGCCAGCAACCGCGTACCCTTCTTCGACGACGATTGACCCAGCCCGGACACGCGCTGCATCTTTGTGTAGAAGGCGAGGTTTTTGTACTCGTGAGCCTCGTCAACGTAGAGGCGATCGACGCCCATTTCATCGAAGTTGATGGTCTTGTCGGCCTTGAGGTCTTTGAGCTTGTCCATGCGGGTGCGCAGAGCGTCCATCGACTTCTGCATCTGCTTCACCGTTCTCTTGTTTTCCGTTCCGCGCTGGGATTCGAGCGCCCGGATAGTCTCGCGGAGCTCGTCTAGTTCACCCTGCATCGTCTTCTCCATCCGCTCAGGGGAGATGTCCATGAGGTCGAACTGCGAGTGCGGGAGGATTACCGCGTCGAAATCGCCGGTTGCGATCTTCGCCATGATCTTATTGCGGTTCTTGGCGTTGAAGTCGTCTTTGGTCGGGACCAGCAGCGTTGCGCCGGGGTACAGCAGCATGAACTCTTTGCGCCACTGGCCGACCAGATGGTTCGGCACGGCAATCATCTGCTTCTTCGCCAGCCCCAGCCGCCGCGACTCCATCACCGCCGCCACAATCTCGAAGGTCTTGCCGGCGCCTACTGTGTGCGCGACGAACCCGCGGCCCTCTTGGAGTAGCTGCCAGACGAGATTGACCTGGTGAGCGTTCAGCTTGATGGCTGGATTCATGCCGGGGAAGGTGAGGTGTGAACCGTCGAACTCTGCCCGGACGAGGTTGTTGTACGTGTAGTTGTAAGCCTTCTCGAGGTGCGGTCCCCACGTCGGGTGCTCGCTCGCGTAGTCGTGGAAGTCTTTGGCGATCTTCTCCTGCATCGCCCTGGCCGCGTTGGTGGCGTCCACATCGAGGCCGCCGCTTGAGCCGTCAGCGTTTGGCGGGAAGTTCACCGTCGTCTGCTTCTGGTTCAGCATGTCCGTCATCAGTTCGTCGGCGTGGCGCTTCGGGGTTCCGTAGAGGGTCGTGGCCTCAACCGTTGGCCTAACGTTGTCGACCTTCCAGAGACCAGCCACGTTCGAGACCGTCGACGGGGAACTGAGCTTGTCCTGAATGAAGTTCTCGATCGTCCTGGTCGGTATCCACGTCTGGCCCAGCCGGATGTTGACATCCTTGATGGGGATGGTCTCGGGGACTGCCTTCGTCAGAGCGTCGACATTGCGCTGGTACTCCTTGTTGCCTTGCTCGACGGCGGCGGTCGCGTCAGCCAGCTTGTCGCGGACATAGCCGGAGAGGTAGTTTGTCGGCGTCTCGTACTTGCCGGATAGCGGGTCTTTGTAGACGAGGTTCTTGTCGATGAGCGCCTTTGCTACTTCCGCCGCAGATTTGCCCTGCAGCTTCGCAATCAGCCCCACATCGGGGAATCCGCTCTCGCCGAGGATCTGCTGCAATGCCTCCTGTGGGTCGGGGGATACGCTGGTGAGGGTCTCGCGGGGAAAGATGGTGCGCTTGGAGAAGATGTCAGCCGGCGTCGCCACCCTCGTCGCCCGGTCGTAATTCTCGAGCGCCAGCAGCCGTGGGTAGTGCGGATCGTCCTCGAAGAGGTTGTTTACCGGAGCGTTCAGCAGACCATTCTTTTTGACGAACGCATCGTATTCCTTTTTCAGCGCGCCACGCTGTCGGGCGATGATGGCATTGTTCGCGTCATCGTTGGGCGACACCTTCATCTGCGTCAGGAGGTCGTTGAGTTCATCCCTCAGACCTACCAAGTCCTTTAGACGTTCGATCTTACGGAGGCTTACCGTGCCGAACTTGTCAGTGACGATGGGCGGCTTTACCAGCTTACCCTGTGCCCGCTGGAGGAGCTTGCCGTCTTTGACGATGTACTGACCCTCCTGCAGGTTGTCCGGAGCGAACGCCGCGGCAGTGTCGGCCTGCTGGCTCCCCTGCTTCGTCTCCTCCATGGTCCCGATAGGCACGCGCTTGAACGCGGCATTCATCAGGTCGGCCATGCTCTTGTCAGTGTGCGGATCCAGTGAGAAGCGGTCGTCACGATCGCTATACATGCTCGACGCCAGCGGCTTGCCCAGCAGGTTGTCGGGATGATCTTTGTAATACTCGTTGACATGGAGCGTCTGCATCGCGCCCTGATCGTTGGGAACCTGCGTCTCAATCGAGTTGACCCACGCCTCACCCTTGGCTGGTTGGCCGGGAGCACGCTTGCGCAGGAGGATGAGGTCGGTGGTGACGGACGTGCCGGCAGTCGCCTTGAATGCGGTCGACGGCAACCGGAATGCGGCGAGGAGGTCCGCTTTGCTCGCCAGTATCTCGCGGATGGCCTTCCCCCGCGCATCCATCGAACCAGTGCCAGTGATAAAGGCTACCACTCCGCCAGGGCGAACCTTGTCCAGCGCCTTCACGAAGAAGTAGTCGTGAATCTGCGCCTTCAGCTTCGGATACTTTGGGTCGTAGATGGAGCCGCCAAAGGGAACGTTGCTGATGGCCAGGTCGACCGAGTTGTCCGCGAGGATGAGGTCTTTGAAGTCCTTGTTGTAGAGCTGCGCGTCGGGGTAGAGCTGCTTCGCGATGGC